TACGGTACAACTATGGATAGGAAGGACCTATCTAAACAAGAGTGGCTGCAACATGCCTATGAAGAAGCTCTTGATTTAGCTCTGTACTTAAAGAAGCTAATGGAAGATTATGATAGGCTGAAGATAAAAGAAGTGGGGCAATAGCCCCCTTTTTTTAGCCCATCTATACAGCTCCTGGAGGAGCAATGAAGAACTTAAGTGCATCCTGAGGATTAGTTGTCTTGTCAATACCTCTAAGTATTGGGGCAACATCTCTGAATAGCTTAGTTAGTTTCAAATCTCCTTTCTCATATGCTCCAGTTTTTCTTTCATAGTAAATGCCATCTTCATCTCTTAGTCCAATTCTATATGGTAGTTCTTTAGTACCTAAGTGCCAGATTAATTCTATTGAATTTATGAATGGCTTATCTAAAGCTGTAGGAGACGAAGCAAATCTATAGAATTCTTTTAGGTTGTAGAACTGAGATAGCTCTGATGATATTCTCATAGCTTGATAAGCTGCAAATGCTGATACGTAATCATCCTCTTCATCATCATCAGTCATCATTCCAGCAAGTATTGCTCCGATTGCTGTTAAAGATAAAGTCAGTCCTGCTTCTATGGATGTTCGTTTTACATTGGCCTTCTCCATTGGAGTTAAAATCTGATACACACTTCCAAACTTAGCTCCTTTTTTAAATGACTCTTTCATATATCGGAGGAAGCTCAGATACATACCTTCTGATATACCTTCAACTTCTGTATCAACATGTATCCCATGGCCATGTCCAAACCTACGTCTCAAACCTGGTTGAAAATATCTACGATACATCAATAGAGCTTTACCATACCATCTTCTGTTAAGAATAGGATCATCGATAGAAGTTTTAATCTGGTTAGTTTTCTTATATAATCCAGATACTTTATTAATCATCTGGATAGGCTTGAAGTTAGCAACTTTAGGATCTATTTTCCACTTGCCTTTATCATCTTTAATAAATACATCGTATAGGTTTGCTTCAGATCCATCAGCATTCTTAATTACATTACCGTCTTTATCTTTTAGTTTTCCTTTGTACGTATCAGCTATAGCTAAGCCTCTAGTTACAGCAGTCTCATGTTCAGCTGTATGTTGCAAAACAAATAAACTATTTGTATCTATGCCTTTTAATATCCTATTTCCTGTACGTTTTTCAGCAAACGAGCCAAGCTCTGTACCCATCAAGTCAAACTCTTGGATAAATCTAGATAACTTAGTATCCTTATTGTACTTACCGGTATCTGATATACTCTCCCCAGATAGTATTGCTTTAGTATAAGTAGACTTAGCATATGCTAGGTTCTTAGTATTAAAATATTGACCAGCTACTGCTTCTTCCATTAGCTTCTCATTATCTATCAAGAACTGGTTAGTTGCTTGAAGAGCGTTAAGAGCAAGAGTGTTAAGTGCTGAGAATGTGGCAAGTTTATTAACTATCTTATTAGCACTGAGTACTCTTCCAAGTACTTCAATCTCTTCTTTAATTTCCCTCTCCCCAAAGAAATCTCTATCTATAACCTCTACTAAGTGTTGTAAGTTATTTGATACCCCAGCTTTTCTACTAGGTCTGTTAACCCCCTGCATCTTAGCAGCTGTAGATAGTATAGGATTACCATGTACGTTTGCTTCTAATACCTCTCTTTGTTCTACTAGGTCTCTCATCATAATTACAGAACCTAATATCTCAGACTTTCTTTTGAATGTATTAGCCATTCCTGCAAACAATACTATTGTAGATCCTACATCTCTACTTACAAATCTTGCATCAGTAGGAGTAATATAAAAAATTGGGACAATCTTATTTCTCTGCTCTTTATTAGCATTGATTACTGATCCATATGAATCATCTGTAGAAAGAAACTTAAACTCTCTATTAACAAAATCTTTTGTAGACTTGAATACATTGTAGTTATCAGACTGCAACTTTTCTAAACCTTGAGCTTCTACTGATGGGAGAACATATGAGAGAGTATCCCAATCATTCTTAAGTGGTATCTGTGACCCACAAAACTTTTGATGATCATGAAATACTTTAAGAAGAGCAGTGTAATATTTAGCAGCAGGAGAATTAGGGTTAGACATCAAAGCAGTATACCTTGGATTAGTATATTTAGAATTAGGTCTAACTGCTACTCCTTTGTATTGCTCATTCTTTGAGTCATACATTCTAGCCTTCTGCTGAAGAAGATCTATTTTATAGGCTTCGTAACTAGCTAACAAATCAGGACTAGTCTCAGCAGCTTTAATTTTATCATTTAGTTTTTTAATTCTTTTATCTAAATCTTCTACTGCTTTTATCCCTTCTTCTGTTACAACTGTATTAGTTCTATACCAATTAGAGACTTCTGTAAAGAATCTAGCACCGTCATTACTCTTAGCCCATTCTTTATATTCAGTAGTTCCATATTCAGGTTGCTTATACTTTGCCTTAAGATCTTTTCTCATTTGATACTCAGCCTCTTGGAATTTAGTGACATCATAAGGCTGAATGAAAGACAGAAGCTGCATAGGCTTTCTCTTCCCAGTCTGCTCATCTCTGATGTAATAGGTATAAGTATCTAGTATGTCATCATTAAACGTAGTTGGATTTAAGTCTGACCCTTTGTATTCAGCATACTCTCTATAAATTGGGGCAAGCTCATCTACTACATCTCTAGTATCTGCTGCAGCTTGATATAATTTATTCTTAAGTAATGATGTAAATAACTGTAATGAAGTTTGACTAGAATTTATAAGAGGATCCATAAGAACTGAGTACTTTGATTTATCAAGTTGAGCTTCTCTTAACTCTTTGATTAAAGTATCTCTACCTACCATTTTATTCTTAAGTTGCTTAATATTCAACTTAAGCATATCTTTAGTATACGTTTCTTCAGTTATCTTCTTTTGCTTTAGGTCATCTTTTAGTTTATAGTACTCTTCGTCTTTTTGTATGTTTATGAGACGTTTGTTGGTATCGATATTATCTATAACACCTTGCAGCTCATCGTTAATATCTTTATTATAATACCCTAAAAGCAAATCTACCTGCAGCTCTAATCCAATTTCTCTATAGTACTTAGCCTGTCTACCTAATTTTTTTAATAAATCATCTACTTTTACTTCCATAGTAGATAGCTTTTCTTCTTGAGAGGTACTGAGTCTTGAAGATTCTTTTCTATCTAATATAACATCTTGCAACTTAGCAGCTATACTATTCTCTCCTCCCCCAAAAAAGTCTTGTATGCTATTCCCAATATGATATAAGTTATTCATTAACTTAAATCTTTCTGACTCATCCATACTCTTCAAACTTTCATCAGAGAACTTCATTATATAATCTATACTCTCTTGATTAAGTTTAACCATTCTTCCCATGTAATCTACAAATCCCATGAAGTCTTCTACTTTAGAAATATTTTCAAAAGCAGCAAGCTGTGCTTTAATCTGCACAATTACTTGGTCATTTTTTACAGGAAGAGACTCGAGTCTCATTAATTGAGCTCTAAGAGTTTCAGCTGTCAGACCTATTAAGTCTTTAAGGTCATCTGCTTTTTTGTTGATAGTCTTACTATTGTACTCTTCATCTGTTAACTTTCCAGTGAACTCTATAGGATTGAGTCTTTTACTGAACATCTTATCCAACAATGTCTCTACTGCATTATCTGATATTCCAAAGAAGTTTTTTATTGCTCGTATAAACTTGTTGATTGCACCTTGAAGTTTTGATTTACCTTCTTGTCTTTTAGCTCCTGCTATTCCCATAGCAGTAATCAAAGTCTCTTTGAGTAATGCTTTCTCTGACAATTCTGGATATGCTTCAGCTACCTGCTCATAAAGGTCAGTACCCTTTACCATAGTCAGAGCCTGCTTAACCAAAGAGTTATCTTCTCCTAGCAGATCGATAAGGATATGACTGAACTCATGGATATGGGTATCCTCAGTCATAAGAATTGGGTTGAGGATAATATTAACTGTATTGTCACTCTTAGTTATAGCCTTCCCCTTAGTATCAATAGTATCATCAAACTGTACACTAACCGTCACACCTGCTGTAGCAAACGTGTTTATTAAATGCTTTACTTGTTCTGATACAGTTGGGGAGTTAGTAAATACTTTAGAAGCTTTAGTAGTAGGTTCAACAGTTTCTTCCTCCATCATTGCAACTCTAGGAGGTGATATAATTCTATAAGCATCTCTTATAGTATTGTCATCTACTTTAGGGATGTATGCCTCCTTTGCTAAAGTTTCTGTTGGGGTAAAAAAGTTTTCATTAATAGTTAGCCTGAATGTATCACTATTTACCCTTTTAGCACTAAGGAATTTCTGAGTTGCCCCATTAGGTCTAAAGTATCTTGCAACATTGCTATTTAAGACATTAACAATGTGTCTAGGATCTTTAATGTTACCTCTAACAGTAATCTCCCCAGAGTTGTCTACGGTGAAATACTCTGGGAATCCATCTATCAAATTGTACTTCAAAGCTTTTGCTTTATTAGCAACATTGCTCTCTAAGGTATCAAATAACATTTGATATCTTAATGAAGGTTCTGGATGATCTTCGTTGTTTAGTTCAAATACTTTACAGGCCATTGATTTTTATTTTATAGCATACAAATTTGAGTGATGTCTTGTGGGGTGACTTTTCTAGAAGCACTATCGTAAAATGCTTGGAGCATTCCTAGCATACTCTTATACCCCTCAGTGCTATTTCCTACTGATTTCTTATTCAACCAGTCTCCTCCTACAATATGTTTCTTATTGTTAGAAGTCTTAAACATGTCCAAATATACGGAATAGTCGCTATCAACTGTTGGATTAGCTTTTATGTATACACCAGATTCCCCCTTTTTAGTTCGTAATATCATAATCCCTGGAGCATATCTGTTACCTCCATACTTATCTGTCTTGATAGTATGAGATTTACCAAGCTTCGATACCTCTTCATTAAGAGAGTGCCTATCTACAAGGTTTGAACCTCCAGGACGAATCTCCCCATAGATCCTAAAGAATCTAGCTAAGTCTTCAACAGTAAAGTATTCTCCAGTTTGCATCTTTATAGATTCCTGATGCATGAAGTCTGCTACACTTATAGGTCCTAACTTATTATTTCCAGTGGTAGCTTTAGCTGCATCTCTGTTTAATGGCTGCAACCAAAATTGTGGTGGGATCATAGATGCATAGTTAAATGCAGACTTTCTAAACCCATTGTAGATCAAAGTGTGTATACACAAATCAAATCCTATCTGTCTTATACTTTCTATTTTTTTATTGTAATCTTCTTTCTCTTTTTCTGAAGCAGACTTTTTAGGCTTTACAACATAAGCTTCAGGTCTGTACATCAGATTGTACAAGTCATCTTGAATTCTGGCTTTCTCTTCTCTAGAGAACTGCTGAGTAGCATCAAAGTTAAAAGTTATAAAGTTTTTAACCTTTGTGTTCACGTCATCATCAGTAAGTTTAGTAAGGAATTCATTTCCAGACAAATTAGCTGTACTGTCAAGAGCTAGTTTTATTCTTGTCCACAAAGTCTTAGGTTCTTTAGCAGGCTTATTCTTATCAACTTGTGGCTCTTTATATCCTGGTTTGTATAGTCTTTCACTATAATCTACATTCAGATAGTTAGCTAACGGAGATTCATCAGTAGTTAAAAGTGTAAACATAATTCCTGCATTAATATCTCTATGCTGCTCAGTAGTTAAAGAGTCTCTGCCTGTAACAGATTTAATAGCCTCTTTAAATTTAACTGTAGCATCTGATGTAGTCATAGGGAATATTGTGCTAGCCACTCCTAACATATCCTTTACCAAGTTATAGTAGCCCCTTTCAAGTCCGTATATAGAGTTTTCATCAAAGAACTGATTTAACACGTTCTCATCTTTACCTCTTCCATAAAATGCTATTGGAGCATTATCTATTTTATTACCTACTGGATTGTCAAACTTATTTCTTTTTTCTACATAGGATTGAATGGCCTCTAATCTATTAATACCAGTTAGAGTATCTGGGGTCAATAATTTAAATGCCTGCTGAAGTTGCTTTCCTGCAGTGTACATCTTTAAAAAGTTCTGAAGAGCTCTTGCCGGAGTTACAGATAGCTTCATAATATCCTCTCTGTTCATAGTATGAGTATTTGGGATATTCTTATAGTTTTTAGGCAAGTCTCGTGATTCTAAAGATATGTTGTACTTAGCAGCAATTTTTCTATAAGCTATGTTAATTGAAGATAAGTCATCATTAAACTCGTCGGACATAATCTTTACAAAATCCCTAATGATTGGTTGATTAAGGAAGTGGTGTAAGAGTTCAGTGTCCCCATGATAGTGCACCCATAAAAGCTCTACAGGAAATGTGATGATGTTATCATTTACAATGTAGTGATATGGAGCTTTAGTAGAATCCACAGCAGCAGTTGTATATCGGCTACTTATTCTATCTGTGGTAAGACCTAAGTCATACTTGTGACTAGAGTCTGGACTTACCCCAAATTTTTTAACGAAGTCATTTCCTTTTGGGATTTCTTTTAAGAACTTCGTATTGATTAACTGTCCCGCAATTTTAATTGCAAACTCTGACTGGAGATTGAAGTTATCTGATACAGATGCTACGTTTCTTCCAGCCATTGCATTAGCCCATAAACCTCTGAGTTTGTTACCAAGCATGTTTCTTATAGCACTCTGTGTCTCATACATAGCACCAGTAAACACTGTAGTAGGCATTAGTTCAGGATTTAATTTTATTAGACTAGTTCTTATATTTTTAAGAACTTCATCATCAAGTGGTCTTAGTGTTTCCAGGTAGTGTTCTGGAGAGGAGAATACTGCTTCGATTGTATCAAGCATAATGTTAGCTAACTCTTTATCACTAACCTTAGATACATCTTTTGTCTTAGATAGGATACTATAATTAGGTTTAACCTTAGCAGTACCTTCGTCGTTAAGCTCAGGGAACAGAAGAAACATTTTATCGACGTCAAAGTCAGATCCCATAAGCTTAACAAGCTGTGGTGGGACAACAATTGCTTTTTCATATCCAGCAGGAAGAACAGCTTTAATCTTAAAGATGATTGTAGAAGCCTTATCCTGGTTAGGGATACGGTAACCGATGATCCTTCTAAGTTCTTCTGGGATGTTGTTAACATCTAAGTCAGCCCCAGGCTCTACCCCAAACTTTCTAAGTATATCTTCTCTAACCATAATCTCGGCATGAGCTAGTCGTGTGCCTCTTGTTTTGTTAGAAGGATGATCTACAATCTCTAAGAAATTAAGAGTATTGTTTACTTCAAACCCTCCTATTGCAGCAGTTTGTACAGCCTCATATCCTGATAGGTATTGCTTAAATACATTGTTGTTATATATGCTAAATAATGCACTCTGGAAAGCTGTACCATATACAGGGAAGTCAAGTGGGATAGCAAACTTTGTAATACCGTTAGCATCAATAGTTATATCAAGAGCTTTCATGAATGTATCACTCATTTCTCTTTCAATAGCTTGATTTTCTATAAGAGTTCTAATATTCTTTAGTAGCTTTCTTTTAGCATCTTTAAAGTCTTGAGCTCCTTTTATTGCATCGATATTCATATTTTGAGACTTAAGTCTCTCTACTACCTTTTTGAATTCTGTCAAACCTATCTGCTTATTTACTTTTTCAAAATCTCTTCTAAGCCTTTCTTCAATAGCAGCATGGTATAAAGCTGTCATGTCTTCACCAACAACTTCAGTCTCTCCTTCTATTCCTGGATTATAATAGTATAGTTCATCAGGTTTTACGTTAGCAATGGCATTCTTTTTAACCTGTCTTCCGAATATAGTTTGGGAATATTCTTTTGCAGATGGTATAGTCTGAGGAAAACCAAGTTTAGATGTGGAGTTTGTATTGGCTTTTACATTAGCAAAGAATCCTCCTTCTGTAGAGGACCAGTTTTTAATATCAAATACGTTTAACTGTAACCCCTTCTTACTAGACTTTGCACTTGAAGTATGAATTTTCTTCATACCTGAATAAGGATTATCAGCCTCTAGCGGGTTAGCCTCCATTCTCATTCTCATGTCATCCATGATAGGGAATGCTTTAGTGTAAGACTTAAGTGCAAGAAAGTAAGCTGTTTTAGTTATATCAGAAGCAATAGTACCATTAACCTTTTTAACTTCTTGTGCAAATGGTTTGTAAGGTGTACTAGCTATATCTTCTCCAGCCTTTACTCCTTTTGGTAGTTCAACCCCTTCAGGATATACAAACTTTCCTTCTGGATCTTTCTTATAGTTTTTGTAAGCAATCTCATGGTATTCAAACCACTTTCCTTGACCCATCATGATTTGCTTTAACCAGTCAATAGAGATTATTGTCAAGCCATCATACTCTTCAAACTCACCAGCCATATACTGTGCAGTAAATGCAGCTTCTTCTGGGGAGTATCCAGATTTAATAAGCTGTGCAGCTGTTCTCTCTGTCCAAGCATTCATACGATTTTTTATTGCTTGGGTAATCTGACCCATTGGATCTTCAAACACCATCTCATCATATGTTCTATCAGCACCATATTCCTCATCCATCCAAGTAGGATTTCTGTTAGACTCCTTACCAAGTGTACCCTTCTCAGCCAGTTTAGCATAAGGGGTACTCATAAGTCTTTGACGTTTAGTAAAGTCTTCTATATTTTTAAAGAGAGCTCTGTTACCTCTAGTATATTTTATAAACTCATTTCTTCCTAGGTCCTCGTGGATAAGAAAGTCTACGAGCATTTTACTAGCTCCTTCAATAAATTCTTCTCTTTTCGATCCTTTTCCTTTTACACCCCACTTGTTCAATAGATCTGCATTCAGATTATTTTTTCTATCAGATTCTAAAATAAGTTCAGCAATTTTTTCTGCCTGGTTTTGATAAAATCCCGTTAGACCAGAAATCATTTCTGTAAGGTTTCTTTCAAACTGATTTAAGTCTTCTGATAAAGCCATCCCTAATTTCTTATGATTAAGGTAGCTTTCAACTAAATCAGACATGTCTCTTCCACCAGCTTTGCCAGAGATGTATTTATTCTTAACGATTCTATTTCCAAGTTCATCTATTCCATCAAACTGCATAAACTCATCACTGATTCCTCTCATGGCCCCTGTATGATAGTCAGGGATTTTTATAGCATTAGGATTAGCTATTGTTTCTTTAGCCTGCTTGATTCTAAATAGGTCTTGTAAGATAGCATCCCTAAATACGTCTGCATATGTTTTATTAAATCCACTTGAACGGTGACCATTTATTCTGGGGAGTAAGTCCATATCATTTCGTGCTCTATCCCCAGGAGATGGAGTAGTACAGTAATAGTATTTAGAATCCCCATTATTGTGATATGCTTCTATTCTAGTAAGAATAAAATCTAAGTCATTAAAATCTTCATACTCTAATCCTTCATCAGATGGATTTCTTATACCTACAGTAGGACGAATCTTAAATTCACTACGATAATCTTCATTATTTAGCAAGTGATTAAACATATGGCTTGGTTCCATACCTGGAGGAAATATAAACTTATCCTCACGGTATAGTTGGAATGCCTCTTTTCCATTCTTTTCTAAATCTGCCTTTACCTCTGTCACCATCTCTGATATAGAGGTAGGCATATTTACAGGATAAATAGCTGTGTTTACAGGGGTTACAAAACTTTCTGCAGATCTACTCATGAACATTGGAGCAAGACTTGCAAGGAATTTCATACCACCTTTCTGAGTGTTAAAGAATGGGGTAGGATTTTTTAACTTACCACTTATATTAATCTCTTTACCACTTGGAGCTATAGTAGCAACACCTGTTTTAATTATTTCCTCTAATCTACCTAGCTCATATATTTTTTGAAATGCTAAGTGTCCTATAAATTTCTGAGATCGTACTCTTTTACCTTCTGTAACTGTGGCTGTAAATCCATTATCTATAAGAGATTGTATATTTCTAATAGTAGATAGCTTGCTTATATTATCTCCTAGGTTCATACCTAACTCCCATATAAGACTTCCCAGCTCCCATGCAGGTGAACCTATTGCCCCCTCTTTTCCAATAAAGGCTGCATTAGCTGTAGTATCATCTTTATACTTCTTAGTATAGAATTTATATGTCTTCTCAAGAGCATCTTTGATTGCTTTATACTTAGAGTCTTTTACAGCAAACTCTGCTGTAGCCTCATCATCCTCTTCTCCAAAAGTTTTAGTATATACAGCTCTATTGGATTGACCACTTTCTTCTGATTGCCCTTCTACCTCTACTATCTGATTAGTCCACTGTGACATAATTTTAGACTCAGTAGACGAACTGTTGGCATTCATAACCTTGCCTTTTTCTCCTAGAATAATGAGATTGAATTCAGCTAAGGTATATGCAAGTGAATGATATAATAATGCTCTCTCTTGATTATTAAAGTTTTTAACACGTTGGTTAATTGCAGCATAGTCTGGTCTATACTTACTCTTTTCTATAAGCCTAGCCTCCATCTCTTCAAAACTTCTAGAGTCTGCCCATAGTTCTGAGAGCTGCTTGTATACATATCTTAACGAGTATGTTTGAGTTATGTTAGTAAATACAGGATTCTTAGAAGGCTTATAAATAATTTTACCAGAATCAGGTGATAATTCAGGTGTTAGTATAGGTATACTTCTTAAAAGCATTTTTGCTTTTTGAGAAAGTTTATTTGCTGGAGAGTCAGCAAAGTGACTTCTTCCATGAATTTCTTTTCTTTCTGCCCCTGCATCATCTGCTTCTACAACACCATCCTCAGCATCACCTTCTTCGTTTGTAGATTTAACTGACTCTTTGATTACATCTTTTACTATGTTATATTGATTGGCATTGAGCTCGTCAATAATCCATGCCCTCCAAGATGGGACTAATGTGTTTCCAGTAGCTTGATCTTTTTTACCGTACCAGTTTTGTATAACATGCATAATCTGAGTACGACGAGTATTCTTTTTTCTTGCAATATCCTTATCTCTTTTACTAGCACCTTTCTTTACAAGGACTAAGTTTTTTGTTTTTAATCCCTTCTCATTAGTATAGTTTGCTAGATTCTTTATAGCAGCATCTAGCTCAGGCTTGAAGGCTTTAGCTTGATCTGTAAGTTTTTGTTTTACAAGAGACTTATATTTTAGTTCTGCATTTTTTAATGTTAGTTCCAGACTAAAAGCTTTTTGCAGCACACCAATATCAGCTTTGCTTTTAACTCTCCCATCTTTAAATTCATAAATCTGATACAGCAGTCCATTTACTATAGAGCCATTAGTTCTTTTACCATCTCCTAGTATTTTAGCTACCTCAGCTACATCCCAGTTATCTATCTCTTTAATAGCCATAGTAGTTAAACCATCTACCATCTTATCTACAGTAGCACTAGGGATTCCCTCTATAAGTCTGCTAGGATTATATGTGCTATTCATAGTTTGAGGATTTCTAAATACTCCTCTACCAAGGAAAGTATCATTGGATTTGGTAGTCTCCATAAGAGAGTACAGATCTCTAAGTCCAATTTTGTTAGAGATCAAACCTTTTATCCAGCTAAACAAATCTCTAAACCACTTAGCAATACTAGCTAGTATCCCTCTGCTACTCTCTTCCTCTGTAAGCATGTGCTCCATGAAGCCATCCCCCATCTTTTCCTCAAGTACTAACTTAGTAGCCTCTTCATCCCCAAGCTCTACATCATATAAGCTAAGAATCTCTTTCTTAATAGCTTCAATCTCTTCTTTAGTTGGGGCACCGAATTCCTTACTAGCATCTTTATATAAAGATTCTCTTTGCTCTTCAGACAGCATTGTCCTGAATAGCAAGTGATAAGCTTCGTGATATTCAGTACCAGCCTCGGCTGAGGTCCACATGTTAATTGCTCCATTCTCAACATATCCATGCTGAGTTTTATTCCCTATCTCTTTGGCAAAGTCATAGAAGATAGTTTCCTTTCCAGGAAACAATTTAGATAGATAAGAGATTGCTTTCTCTTTTCTATCTACTTCTTTAGGATAGTAGAACTTACTAGGTACCTCTCCTTTATATTTATTCCACAGATAGTAAGCTCTGTCGGGTTGAGATTCTTCTAATGCCTTCCATTCAGGAAGTGATTTGTTTGGGCAAAATGTCATATTAACAATTTTTTTTCAATACCTTATCCATTAACTTCTGCGCTTCCTCTAGGCTTATAGTTTTATTTTGAGATTTATACAAACTAACAATACCTTCAGCATCTATAGCATCACTCATTATAGCTATCTTCAAACCTGCATCTAATACGTCTCCTTTTACAAATCCACTGTCTTTAGTTTTTTTGATAGACTCCGCCTCTGCTTCTGCTTCTGTCTCTTCACCCTTAGGGGCAGCACCTTTAGTAGTAGCCTTTGTGCTTCCTTTACTTTTACCAGCATTATTGATACTAGGATCAGAAGTAGTGTTTACTCTTTTCTGCTCGAAAGATACGTTACCTTTCAATAACTCTTTCACATTAAAGTTTAAAGTAAACTTCTTTTCAGCCATGTTAGATACTTTTTCTATATACCCTTCTGTATTATATCTTACTGGGATAAATAGAACACTACCTGTGATGTTAGCTGGTTTTAAGTCACCTAAGCCTACTAAAGAATAAGCATACAGACTGAGTTGAGTGCCATGCTGGTCTCTTTTACTTTTAGAAACTTGCTTAGTCTTTGGATCTGTATACCCTTTATCATAAGAGTTGAGGCTAGCTTCTGATCCAGTTTTTATATCGTAGATGTGATACTCAGTAGGCTTTCCTCTTTTCTTTGGCTTTTTTACAAGGATATCAAACTTACCAGCAAATTCTTCCCCATCATATCTGCTATCTTTTCCCCTATAAACAATCATTTCAGTAGCAAGAACTGTTTCTTTGTTCTTTACAATCAATCTTTTTATATCTGCTACTTGACTAATGAGTTCAAGGAATGCTACACGACTCATTTTATCTCCACGAGTAAAGTCTGTTTTCCCCATCAAGATAGATTCTACAATATCATGTACTGTAACACCTGCTCTACTAGAAGCTATCTGAGTTTGTTTATCTCCTTTGAATGGTTCAGTAGCAAAACTTGAGATACGAGCAAACTTTCTATCTGTGGGATCTCCTTTAGGTTGAATTTTGTAGTGAGTCTCTTCCCCAGTAACCGTATCTTTAAACATCCCTTTATACTCATTTTTCTGAACTTCTATCAGTCTGGCAATGAGTGGATCTTCTAATCCAGAGGTATCTTCCTCTTCTTTAGCAATTTGAGGTTCTTCTTCCTCTCCTTCAGTTTTTTCTACCTCAGATACAAGACCTCTTGCTTTTAGTAGATCTTCGGTTGTTGTAGTAGATCCTGTTGTTTCATCTTGTACTTCTTCCTCTTCTTGTACTTCTTCATTTCCATTTACAGCACTAAAGATGCTATTGTTAACATCATCCTCATCTTCTGAATCCGTAGACTCATCATCATCATCATTGTCATCAGCATACTCATCATCTTCTTCTTCCTCCTCAGGAGTTATTTTAGCATTAGCAGACTGTCCAGATATAGTTTCTTCACTACTATTAAGCTTCTTACCATCTACTGTCATTGGACCATAAGTAATCCCTATATCAAAGTATGGACTTCCATCTTCATTCAGGTACATATCTGACATTAGAATACCAGTATGAGATTGGCTATCAGAATCAATATCAGGTATAGCCTCAGGATCAGCAAGATATTCAATATATGAATTATATACTCTACCCTCTGCTGTATTCGGATCTAAAAATGGAGATTCAAATTTTTCATTATAAGCAAGTTTAAATCCGTTTACTTGATATCTTCTTCTCATTACTGCTTCCTCGAAAGCAGAAACTACATCACCTTGTACAAGTTTATGGAGTTTAGCTTTAGTCTTATCTGGGTCCCAGTTTATTCCACCCTTTTCTCCTACTACTGCTTTTACAAAACTAAATTTAAAACTTTGTTTAGCTAAAGCTTTTGCTAACTCTACATTGTTTATTCTTATGTAACTTTCAGCTTTAGGGAGATAAAAAGTATATAATCTTTCTTGAATTTCAGATCCTGATTCAGATATGTTATCTGAGAATACCATGTCCGTTCTACTTAAATTAACGGCCATCTCAGCAATTAAGTTAAAACCTACCAAATCATCTGCTTTCTCAGGTCTTCCTTTTATAATAGCAATCTTTGCAGCATCTAAGCCTGCTTGGGTCATTCTTCTAGTAGTAAGGAATAATTGCTTAAACCCACCTAATGGAGTCCTAACAATCATAGCTACCTTTCCTAGATGCTTTCTGTCAGCCTGAAAGCTTGGGATTTCATCTTCTTCTGTTACATTATCTCCTCTTAGGAATACCTCCCATTTACTCATACCACTCTCTTTCTGTGGAGTGGCAATAGCAAGAGTAGGCATAGCTCCATCTTGAAATGGACTATAGAAGAATGTTTCTCCATTCTTATCAATAGCATTTGCAATATTCTGAGAGTTATGAATTCCTCTCTTACCTGCTATAGTACTAGTTACTCTCTTTCCTTTTAAGAAGTTTTCATATATTTCCTTACGACTTATATTTTTTTCTAGTTTATTAGGATTATAACCTTCCAACATCCCGACTCTTTCAAAACCATTAGGAGTTTTAACACGTACAAAGATTGGTACACTCTCCCAGTGTCTATTTGCAGGGATAGCATCTTTAACTTTATTCCAGTACATAGTATCTGGACGAACCTCAAACTCAATTTCACTTCCTTGTGGGGAGTCTATATGTGAGGAAAGGATTCTAGGATCTATAGGAATAATTAGCCCCTTAAGATTCTTCTGCCTTCTTCCTTCTTTATATCCAGGTTCTTCAGGCCTCTTTCCATTTCCATGATAGTCTTCATTCTTAGTAGGAGTACCATCTGTGTCTATAATTATATTGTTATAGTCATCAGTAGTTCCATATTCATTCTTAACTATCCTGGCATCTATATCTCCTGCATTTTCATTTATCTCTGTCTCTTCTTCATCAACAACTGTAACAGTTGTCTCACGTACTGGGATATCTTCATCTACAATATCTTCAACCCCTTCCTCATCATCTTCTTCAAAGACTGGATTGATAGCTACATCGTCAGTCTCTTCTGCAAATAAATCAACAGAACTAAATGAATCACTTCCGAAGATCATCTCTCCGGTTTCTTCCTCATCATTAATATCTAGTTCTTCTGTCGTAGGTACTTGAACATCTCCCTCAGCCTCTGCGTTATCTCCTTGTTCCGCAGTAGGTTCCTGAGTTCCTTCGGGAGTTTGTGTTTCTTTACTAGACTCACTTGATTTTCTACTTTCATCTTCTTGTGATAATTTATTAATTTGATTTTGCAGTTGTCTTTGTTCTTCTATAGCTAGGTCTAGAGACTCCTGAAGCTTTTTCAACTCTTCTTGACCTACTCCAGATTCTGTATCAATCCCTTGTATTAAATTTCTAAGAGCAGCTATCTTAACATCTAGATTCTGAGACATTGATTTTAGACTACCAACTTCATTGTTAATCTCTATAGAATCCTGATTGTTTAATTCTCCTGGAGTAATAGTAGGATCTACCTGGTTAGGTATGCCTACCATTTCCCTATGAGACTTTTGAAGATCTGCAAGCTTTTTTGTATAAGTCTCAAGCATTTGTACCAAAGTTTGGTAATTCTCAAGACCTTGTACAACTGAGTCAGGCTGGCCGTCTCGTTTATATGCATCTTCTAAAAGCTTCTTAGCTTCGAATAATCCATCTAAATATTTTTGAACTTCTTTGATTGCAAATTCATAGGTAGCAGCATCTGGCCTGTTTTCTGCTTTAATGTTAGTTTTAGTCTGTATTGCATTTTCTTTTTTCTTAGAAAGCTTAAGAATAGTATTTGCTCTATCCTCAGCTTCCTCTCTAGTCATGTTTACAGTATCTATAGTACCCTCAGAAATATACCCAGTCATTATAACCTCAGCAAGTTCTTGTGCTAAGATTGGATCTTGTTCTGTGGCAAACCTAACCTTTTGACCAGCTTTGTTTGTAAGATTAACTGCTATTACTGGGATTTGGCCATCTTCTGACATTGCCACCATATCCAGTTCTAGAGCATCCATAATATTAATGTTGTCATTCCTATAAGGAACCCCATTAATTATCAGGTTTCTATTATCACTTGTAGTAACTCTAATCTTATTTACATATGGCTTAGCATTAGGAGTATTAGCTTGGCTAGCCCCTAATCCAGCTACCGAGGCTTCAGCTGCTGCTTGAGCTTCTTTCTGTTTATCGTTTGCAGCAACTCTAGCTTCTTTCTGAGCTTTAGTCTCCCCTGCTCTAGCTGCTACAACTCTCATCAGAGCTACAGCTTTTTGTGGATCAGATTCTTTAATCTCTTCTATACCCACCATCAAATCTTTAAGATGATCGTCAGTAAGAATGTTAAAGTCTTCTGCATATCTATCTTCTACTTCTTCAAGTTCTTTATACTTTCTAAGTAGTTTTTCTTTTAGTTCAGGGCTAAGTGTATCTGTATTTATAAGGGCATCTAGGTCTGCAGTAGATCTAGCCTCATCAATAACTACACTAGCCTCTTTGTTATCATTAGCAATCTTAGCTTCTATCTTAGCAGATTGTTTAGCAAGAATGGCTAAGTCTCTTCTCTCTGGAGAAGTCATAAGCTCTTCGAATGCAGCTATTGATTCTTCTCTCATTCGTAACCCAGTAAACAAATTTGCAAGTTCATTTTCGAACTTTATCTTAGCCAGTGGGTCAAGATTTTGAGCATAGATAATTGCTTTCTCAAGTTTAGATAGCACCTTATTATCATCATCCTCTTCCTTCTTTTCTCTCTTTCCTTCTGGGCTTTGAGCCTCTGCTTTCTTCCTAGCTTTTTCTTCTTCTGTATCTGTGTCAGTAATTGTAGTACTTACTACAGATTTAGGGAATTGTATCTCCCCAGATGCAGACATAGTTATCTTGTTCTTTTTAACAAGAGCTAGAATATCATTTTTACTAATAGAAGCAAATGAATCTGGACCTTCTGGGGAAAGCTTTCTAAGTTCATTTATGCTAGAATCAATCTCTTCATCTCTGGTATCGATGCCAACCATGTGTTGCATCATAATAGCTTTCAACCTCTGATTATATAATCTTTGAGTAGCATCTGCAGCCTTCTGCTCCTTCGATTGTAGTAGTCCAGGTAATCCTGTTTGAATAGGATTAACTCTTTGAATAATACTATCTAAGTCTCTATTTAACTTAGCAGCCTTTTTGTATTCTTCTTTAAGTTCTTGAACTACCTGCACATGGCTTTTACCTCCACTTTGTTCAGAAAATATACTTTTTAATTTACCATCTTCTGTCTTAGTAGTATCGTACCCTGTACGTTTCATGAACTCTTCTTCTGACATCTTTTCAAGATCGTCGAATTCTTCAAGGGCAAGATCCTCTGCATCTAGTGCCTGAAACTTAGCAGCTCTTTGAGCAATAAGTTGTTTTCTTAATTCATTAGCAACTTTATAATTCCCCATTTGGTTAGCAGCAGTTATCCCAGTGATGGTTCTAAGAATCTCATCATTCTGTTCTGCACTAGCAGCCAGGTTAGTGAATGTTGCACTGTTCTTAATATTTAACAGAGCCTCTGTATTAGCAGCAACAGTTTTCCTTCTACTAGCTTCAGCACCAACTGTTGTACTTACTGCCCCCATACCTCCACCAATGAGAGCTCCAAGAAGCATGCTTTCTCTACCGTCTGCACTTCCAAAAGTTTCACTCATACCTTTCATAAAGGCACCTGCAATATCCCCACTTCCAGTATCAAACTTATTCTTAAAATATTCACTAGCTCCTACACCAATTGCATACTGAGCTCCTTCCTGGAAAGCTTCGTTAAGTGAATTCTGATAGATAGGACTTGAGAACTTGTTGACCTTCTGAAGAGTTTTTCCAAAGGAGGTAGTAGGAGTTTTAAGTACATACTTATCTCCTTGCTTAATAATATCATCAGTAAGACTCTCACCAACTGGAATTCCGGCTAACTTCTTAGATCCCCCTAACATACTACCAAAGGTGAATAAGTTAGTAGGCATTAAGATTGCCATATTTAAACCAAATGCTGTATTCTCTACAGCTCTTGCACTATCTAAAATTGCTTGCCTTTCCTCAACACTCATATCCTGTTGAGCAGACTTACCTGGATTAGCCTCTTCCCAAGCTTCAAATTGTTCTCTTACAAACTCTTTAGATTTCTCTCTGGCTTCTACTGATGATTCAGCAAGAGACATCATAGCTCCTACCTCTAAGTGCTTAGCAGCATTTAATCCTCTAGCTATCTTAGCTGCTTTTCCTACATCATCTGATAACTTAGCCCCAGTCTTAATCATCTTAGAGGCTTCGTAAATCTTTTTAAGTTTATCTCCTGTAGTTGCAATCTTGCCAACAGCTGCAGCTTCACCAAAGGTAGCTATGCCTTTTCCTACCATCCCAACTGCTCTACCAATCAATCCTGTACCTCCTGTAGCCCATACTGTAGCTAGTGATCCTAATGAATAACCTAATCCATTAGCAAACTTATCAGTCCAGAAGTTAGCTGTCCCTAGAGCAGATAACATACTACGATCAGGATCCTGTTCTTTCTGAGTGTAGTAGTGTGGAAGGTTTTCAGCCATCCACTCATTCATTTCATCAACAGATCTACCTACTGCATTGTCTGCATAGGTTCCTCCAGTAGTCATAGAGGCTAACCCAGAGAATACCCCGATAGTATTTTCTGCAATAGCTCCACTCATTGTGGCTCCCATCTTTAACAATCCTCTTCCTATCTTCTCACCAACTCCCTGATTGTTTGCACGAATCTCATTCCAGTCTTCTCCGAATGGGCTTAGTCCTACATCATACTTAGCATAGTTAGCAAGTGAGTCTTGGTATCTATTGGTTACATTGATTATACCAGCAGCCTGATCTAGCCCTGACATGTATTTATCAGGAGAGGTAGTAATCTCTAAAGGCTTTACAGAGTCCTTTTGAATTTGTTGTAGGTATGGATTGTCTGAGTATTTAGAAGTATCAGAAGGGTTTGTGTCTACAGCAAGTCCAGTGTCTTTTGCTATCTGTGCTAAATATGGGTTTTCCTCCATGTGCTTTGGTATTCTAAATTTAGTAGTCTGTTACAATCAATTTTCCTGTATCCTTATCTCTACTGTTTATCAGATCTTTTATAATCTTCTCGTTCAAGTTATGCTTAGTAGCCGTTCCTTTTTCTATATCAGTTTTTAGGAATGGAGTACCGTCTTGTTTGGTGATCGAAATATACGGAGATTCGTCCCCTCTACTGTAGATGTTAATTATTACAGGTTCATTCTTAATCTTTACAGTAACCAACTTAGTCGGAATTCCAGGAGTCATAGACCTTTGATTCATAATTGCAGTACCAAATCTTACTTCAGGATTATTCAAAGTAGCAGTTAAACCTTCATTTCTAACTTGATTTCCATCATAGATAGCAGTTAGAACTGTTGATTTCTCTCCTTCTCCTTTAGTAAGATTTAACTTGAATGTATTGCTAGTTGCATCCCATCCTACTTTTTCAATTGTGTAGCCTTGAAGTTCAGGGTCAGCACCACTTACTTGCTTAGCACTTCCATCTGGCAATTGGATTGTTATAATTTCTTCTTGCATTATTGCTCTACCTCCTCCACTATCAGAGACTCCAAAGAAGTCACGAACAGCTTTCGTAGTTTGAACATCTGCTTTCTTTCCCATTCCAGTTTCAATTAATCCCATGTTGTAGAGACGGCTTTCTTTAATCTCTGCATACTTAGCATTTACTCTACCACCTAAAGCTTCAGTAAATACTTCTGTTGGTGATAGTCTACCACTAGGTTTATTTTGCTCTTGTCCTATTCTACTTTGACCTCTTTGAGATGTATACTGACCAGTTTGTAGATGCTGTTCTAGAGCTCCTTGACCAAACTGCTTATCAAATTCAGCTTGGAAATTCATATAATCTTGGTCTCCAGTATTGTCAAAGATTCTTTGGATTTCAGTATATAGTTCTCCACTAGATGCATTAGGTGCCATAGCTTTAACTACATCTACAATCTTTTTATCAATCGATTCTAGATCAGCCATACTTACACTAGTATCAGCTGCTTCTTTCATCTGTGCTAGTACTCTATTCTTACTATTAATTAAAGAGTTAAGAGAGTTATTAAGATTTGCTTTTATCTCATCTGAGTATCCATTCTTATCTGCATTCTGAATTTCGGTACTGATGGCTGCAATTTGTTGATCAGTAGTAGCAATATAATTCATCTTGCTCTTATGGTCAACTCCTGATACATCCATACTAGCTCTTACCTGATCGTACTGCATCAGAGGAACTAGACCACCTACTCCACCAGCCGTACTACCAGTTGTATCTCCACCTCCAGATATTCCAGACTCTTCTTTGTAAGTAAACAATCCTGCTTTCTTCATTGCATATTGCTTAACAGGAGCAAGTATTTCTTCTTGAAAATAATCTCTCATCATACTGCTAGCTAATGCAGGATCTCTCATAGCAGCATCAATTTTGCTTGAAGCCTCTTGTAAAGCTGTAAGTTGAGTTTGATATGTAGCTTTTTTAGCTTCGTCAGTTTCTGTAGTAGCAGCAGCTTGTATTCTAGATATTTCATTCTGATACTGCTTTTGATTAGATTGAAGAACTACTTGAGTCTGACCACTTTTATCAGCAGCATATGTTTTCATATCGGCCATTTGACTGAGATAGGCAGCTACATCTGGCTCTTGAATAACAGCATTATATATTTCCATCACATCTACTTCTGGGATTGATTCTGTATACTCCCCAACCTTACGTTTGTAAGTTCCGTTCTCATCTGTTACTACACTACCTTCTTCATAACCTCTTTTTTGCATTTGAAGTATTTCAAGTCTTTTAGCAACCAGATCCATAATCTTAGGGTCTCTATAGATAGTAGGGGCAGTAAACATTGTCCCAGATTTTACTGTTCCAGTAGTAGGATCCATCTCAAAGCCTTTGTAATTCCTGGTCATATAACCTGGAGCTAGAGCATATTGCTCAGAGTTAAGCTGACCTTTATCATACTGCTCCCCTAAACTGGTCAATGCAGCTTGATATCTCTCATAGTTTTCTTTAACAGGAGAGTAATCCTTAGCAAACTTTTTAGCTGTTCTATATACAGAAAGTCCTAAGTTCTCATAGTCAGCTCTGCCGGCCATTTGCTCTAGACTGTTATTAATCTCTTGCTGTATTTCATTCTTTCTTTTAACATCATTCTCAAATGGAAGAGCAGCCTTCATCTGATCAACAGCTAAAGCTAACTCATCGTTAGCTTTTAAATTCTCCATATACCTAGTACGTAGGATAGTGGAAGCTTCGTCCATTCCAGGGTCTTTGAATAGACTTACATACGGTCTAAATAATTCCATATTACTTAACTTTTAATGCTCGTTTGTATTTTAAATCTCCCAGTCTTGATGTATATGAGTTAGTACCTCCGTACATTTTCTTTTTAGCACCACCAGTCTTACCTAGGAACAATGAGTTGAAGTTTCTATCATACACTCCAGTCTCCCCAGCATTTATTCTAGCTTTTGCTTCTTCTGATGCATATGAGAATATATCTCCTACCCCACCAGCTATGTTACTTCCCATGACTGATAGAGCTGCTATATCTCTATTTTGTTTAGCAGCTCTTAGATCTGCATTAGCTAAATCAGCTCTAAGTTTATTCTCTGCATTAGTTATATAAGCTTGATTCTGAGCAGCTTGATTTCTTGAAAGAACATCAAAGTATCTGTTCTGTGCTTCATTGATGTTTCTTTGATTTGCTATCTGGGATTGCATGCTTGCATCTTGATTTGCCATACTAGCCTGCAATTTAATCTTACCTTCTTCAGAAGCTAACTGAGTATTTATTTCTTGAGCTCTTTGCATTTCTTTTCTCTCTGCTTCTGCTGCTCTAGTATCACTAGCAATCATTCCAACCATAGCAGATGGGTCACCCATGTTAGCCATGAACTGCTTAGTAGCAGCATTTGTATTAAGGATATTGTCTGTCTGCGGAGCTATTCTACCAAGTCTTTGAGCAGCAACTGTTCCAGGGGTAACCATTGGACCTACTGCCTTAGCAGCCATTGCAGCGTCTAGCAATGCAGGAGTAATAGTTTGAGGAGCTCCTACAAGTTTAGGTTTCATAAACAATGCTGCTGTAGGTGCTGCTAGTTGAGATAAAAATCCAAAAGCAGCTAATCTTCTAGCATTCTTTATCTGCTGCTTTGTATACATTGGATTAAACTCTGGTTTACTGTCAGGCTCTGTACTCTTTTTTATATCTGGTTTTATAGACTCAAGAGGAGTTTTTAGAGATATAGTAGGATCAAATTTTGAAGAATAGTTTAACGTAGTAGCACTAGAAAGGTTTTCTGCAGGATCCTGTGGGAATGGCCCCTCTGTTCCTGGATCTACTGCTGTACCATCTGCGGCAGGAGTTACACTAAATGGAGTTGGAGTAAACTCAGCAGCTTTTTGAGCTGTAGCAACATCAGGAAGTTTTCCTACACTCTCCTTAACAGGAGCCATTAAAGGAAATTTACCTCCTTGGGTAGTTGCTTGACCACCAACACCTGGTTTCCAGAATGTCCAGTTTGGACCATTTGGTGCAAAAGGTGTTACTCCTGTACCTGTTTGTGGCATTCTTACTAACTCAGCTCTTGGTGTAACTGTACCAGGTGTAGGCCTTGTAGCATTACCTACCATATCTCTAGCAGCACCTCCTACAAATCCTGCAAGAGCTCCAGTACCCCTAGCAATACCTAAACCAGTTCCTAAAAGAGCATAATCAATTGGACTAGATGTGGATTGAACAGCTCCAGAAGGAAGAGGAGGTCTGCCTGCAGTCAATCTTTGATACTCAGCAGCACTCATAGGTTGCCCATCAACTTGAGCTTGTGCTTGTGCTGCAGCTGCAGGTTTTGCTTTAACTACAGGATCATATTGTTTTATAATGCTATTTGTATTTTTTACGTAGGCTTTCCAATCTCCTTCTGGGAACTCTTTGGTTGGATAACCTTCAGCATATCTACCTTTTCCACCATAATTTTCAAGCATCATTAAAGCCTCCTCAGGATTCTTTGCATCTTTATATTTTGGTGACCATCTGTTAACGTGATCTGCAACAGAATCTTCTAAGCTTTCATAATTTTTAAACCTTTTACTTCCACCACTAGGATCTCTTGGGGTTGCTAAATTAGTAGAATCTTTGCTTTTAGTTGTTTGCCCAAAAAAGTTCCACGTACCAGTCATTGCTCTTCCAAAATCACTTTCAATAGCCCATTGAGCTGCTGTTACTTCTGGCATTGGATCTCCTGCTTTTGCAGCTAAATCATATACTAATTTATACCTTTGGTTCTTATCCATTGCTTTCCACTCAGCCATTGAGACAGTATCGTCTTTAGGACCACCAGGTGCATATTGTCTAACTCCACCATACTTAGCAATTTGTTTTGGACTTCTATCCTTCTCTCCATTCTTATAAGCTACCTCTTCTTGTTTTCTAGCTAACTCTTGGATAGCTGCTTGGCCAGCTCCACTCTTAATTAATTCTTTATGTCTTTGAGCAAATGACTTACCCCCAAGTTTAAGATAAGCTGAGAAGAAGTAATCATTCATTTTACCTCCACCTTTATATTCATTCATTGCAACTTGGTCCATAGTTTCACCACCTTCTACCTCAGTTTGTGGGTCTAGTAGAATTCCACCTTGAGAATGTTTTCTTCCAACAAACTCTACAGCTCCTCCACCTATAGGGACAATTTGTCCCCCTGGAACACTTACCCCACCTTTACCAAAGTAGTTTCTTTTTCCTCCAGTTTTAACTATAGAAGTATTACCAGATAACTGACTTTCTGTTAAGTCTTGAAGTCTGTTCTGTCTTAACTGTTCTTCCCCCATAACTATATTCTGTTGAATCTTTGCCTTATTATAATCATAGACTCTTTGCTGTTTGTCTAAATTTGATTGGTATTCATTCATTAATCTACGATACTCAGCTTGCTGTCTATCTCTTTCAGCTGTCATCTCCTTAGCCATTTTTTTATTTTGTTTAGATTCTCTTGCAGCTTTAAAGGCTCCAATACCTACTCCAGCTACTCCTCCTATTAAAGCTCCTAAAGGCCCACCTACCGTTGCTCCTACACCTCCCCACTTACCTGTTTCAGAAAGTATATTTCCTCCCCAATCCCCCCATTTTTCTTTTCTACTATAAGTATATGGATCAGCATCTTCTGATAAATTATCCCATAAAGACCCCCCAACACTAGCAGCTATTCCAATACCAGCTGCTGCAGCTGCGGCTCCAGGAGTTGACCAGGTTGCCGAGCCTATTGTATTTTTAACTCCTTGCTCACCTATTGATTCTGCTCCAGGAACTTTAAAATTCATTACGTTAGAACTAGGAGGTGTCCCAAACTTAGTAAGTAGATTTGCTGGTGGCTTAGCTACTGCAGTAGTAGAAGCTTTTGCTGCAGCTGCAGGAAGATAAGTTTTAGCAATATCCCCCAATCCTGTTAAAAGAGAAGCTCCAGCAGAAGTTACTGCTTGTGTCTTACTAGCCTCATTCATTTCAGTTAACTGCTGTTTTTCTGCAGCTTCTGCATCTGTTTTAACTTGCTGTAATCTAGTTATTGCATCAGCAGTATTTTCCTTAGCCCCTTGTATATTTATAGCAGCTGTTTGACCTAACTGTACATTCTTAGATATGTTCTCCTTAGTAGCAGTCGTGTCTACAGCCTGTTGAGATCCGTAATAGTTAGGATTGTAAAGTTTATTAAGGTAACCAGTATTATCTATTTGCATAGCTTCCTCAAACCCAGCAAATTGATATTTCTTAGGTTTAACTGATTTCTTCTTTCCCTTAAAGTAAGTTTTTTTAGTCATCGGAGTAAAGGTTATCTAAACGACTGTCTAGAGTTAAAGACTACATTGTACAAATATACTAAATCTACATTAGAATTGGTAGTAGATGGGTTATAAATTAATCGTAATCCTATCCACTTATCTACAAACTTTCTCTGGTCATACCATTCTTTTGTAGAGCTTATATAAGTAATGTTTATTCTTCCTTCTTCTAGGAACATCTGTTCCCCTAAACCAGGAGATAGTGTTGCAAGTCCATCACTGCTAGTTCCATATCTGCTGAGATCTCTGAACTCATTAATAACCCAGCTTCCATCTACTCTTCTAACATTGTTTAGATACTCCATGTTTACTAGTCCAGATATTTGGAAGCTATTGTAAACATAGAACTCCGTGAATGGAAGATTATACTTATTCCTCATCATGTCTAAGCCATCTTCAAAAGAGTCAGCTGATATTGCAAAGGCTGAGAATATCTTATTAGAGTTTCTAGTAGTTGTGGTTCCTGTAGTAGTTCTTCTATCTTCACCAGGGAAGATAACTTCTAGTTCAAAGTTATCCTGCAGGGGTCTTCCATAGTAAAGAAGTCTCTTAGCTCTTTCTGTATGTTTCCAGAATGAGTCAATCCCGAACTCCCTATACAGAGTGTACATAGCTTTTGAGTTGTACATATACATGTACGGATAATAAGTATGTCTACTCTCCCATACCCCAAGTTCAGTAGAAAATGAGATTGTCCACCCAGTTCTTTTAAAGACAGTTCCCTCTTCAAATGGAACTACCTGTCCTGTCTGACAGTCTACAAATGTTAGATTGTCTGTCTCTAATAGTTCCAAACAGCTAGGGTTAACAACTTCTCCATCACCTACCCCATCACAGTTTGCTGTTATGAGATAGGTTTCTGTAAAAGAAGGTCTTCCATCAGAATAGAAATCTATTTTTACTGGCTTAGGAAACTTTCCTTGTAATTCAGGAATCTCTATGACTATCTGACAAGGAGGAGTATTAGATACAATTGCATATGTTGCTAGTACCCCATCTACATATAGTTGATCAAAGTTCTGAATAACAGAACAGTCACTATTAGTATAAGTTATAGTAGAGCAAGCAGGAGCTCCGATATTAGCATCAGGACCAAAAAAATCACCCCCACAAATCTTAACCGAGAATGGAAGAGACTCTAGTAATGTTCCACCTCCCCCATAAAAGTTTACACTGACAGTCTCCCCAATGCTAACCCCAGACGGAATTACAAAAGATATTGTGCAAGGATCTCCAGATGGATTTGTAGTAAATTGATTAATTGATACTCCATCCATTACTATGTAGGATACAGTATTTACAATGTCACAGTTATAGTTTGATAATACTACTGTATCCCCTATACATAAATTCTGTTTCTCCCATTCATTAGGAATTGATGGGGGGACAAATATGCCAAATGTAACAGTGACATTAACGGCTTCTGATAAAGCAGCAATTTGTCCATCTGTAATAGCAACTGATGTGCTCCCTACTACTGTTGCAGCTGCAATAGAAGTAACTACAGAGTTAGGATTAGGAGTTGCTGTAATAATTGCATTCTCCCCATTTCTTAATCGTATAGTATATCCACCAGAACTTGAATTAGTAATAGCACTATCTGATCCTAGTATTTGAACTGTACCTAAACCTGCCCCAGCAAAAAATACGTTAACTGGGATACTAGGTATAAGCAATCTTACTGAAAATCCATACTTTATATCTTGATCTGATAGATTAAATGCATCGGTATCTTTACTAAGACTTCTAGATTGTTGAAGTCCAGCTGACGCTCCAGCGGTTATTGTCCAAAAGCTAGTGCTTATTTTTAAATCAGAATAATTTGCAGTAGCTCCTGTTATCCCACGAATTCCTGCACCTATCCCTGAAAATCCAGAGCTATTATTTGCTGCAGTATTAGGATCATTCCAGTAAGTTTCAGTTGTAGATATAGAGTTTGTTTTTAACTCACCTCCAGCAGTAGCAGCACTTAGTCCTAATGTTGCAAGCAGTTCGTTAAAGTCGTCTGTTGATGGTACTCTATAAAGAGATGATGTAGCTATAAGTCTGTTATTAATAGCTGTAGCTGCATATCCATTATATAAATGCCCATTATAACATCCTAATAAATCATTAGGTGCATTGTAAGAAGAGTAACCTTCTGCTGAAAGATTATTCCAAGCACTTTGAGATTCTGTGTATGGTATATTACCAAAATTTCCTATAAGATTTGCAGCTACCCATTTCTGAGCCCCAATCCAAAGAGTAGGATATGTAACTCCTCCAAGTGAAATTGAGTCGTAAGTTATTGATCGGTTTAATGCATCATTTGATGTTGTTAAGTCAGTACATGTAGGATTAACATAATCTCTTACTAAACGTATTGAGTTACCAGCAAGAGGGTCATTGGATACTTTAGCAGAACCTACTTCTAAAACTGCACTAGTATTAAACCTTAAATTCATCAAGGCTCCTGTACTTGGGGGAGTATTTTCATTTAGATACCAAGCTGATACTGATTTTGTGTTAATTACAGAATTAATTGTAAAAGTATTATCTGTTCCGTTTGGATCTCCATTTGAAGGACCTAGCCACCATGCTGCTAATCTAGCTTGCTGGTTAATACCTCCTGCTACCCCTGTACCGGTAATAGTTCTTGCACCAGCAGCAAAAGCATTAAATCCTGAGTAATTTAAAGTTACACCTGCTGGTGTTGCAGTACTCAAAGTAGACCATAATGTAGTACTTGTAGTACTAGTTGTAGGTGCATTAGTTCTAACTTTATATACTGCATTTTGAGAACCTATTACTCTGTGCAACTCATTAAAGTCTGTTTCTGTTGCAACTCTCCATCCACTACCTATTTGTTTGACTGCTTCATCCGAATCTAACCACTCATTGATTTTGCTTATACAAGCTGGTTTATATAAGAATCCAGCTCTACAAAGATTGAAGCCAGCTTTATCAATAGTTGAAAATTCATTATCAGTACCATTAAATGCAGGTCCTGCTGCATATGTATTGGTAGTAAGTCTCCAGGCTGTTTCAGATGCCGTGAAAGTAAGACCAAATATATTTGCTCCAATTAAGTTAGCTCCAAACCATTCTCTTGGAGTAAATCCTAAATTTCCGTCAGTAATTACTATAGTAGGATAAGTAATATCAATACCTTCTGTCTCAATAGTGACAGTACCAGAGTTAAAACCTACAGCAGCATTTGGGGTATTAGTCCCTTGATCAGGATATTGATTATTACAGAAAGCCATATTATAGATTGTTGTTTATAGGTAGAGTAGTCTCTAAATCAAGTTTAGTTAAGAAGATTCTTTTGTAGATTGGGTCATACCCTAAGGTAAATCCGAACCCAGCATTTGGGGCATTAGCAAGTAAGATAGAGTTCATTCCATAGTATTTGTCATACTTAAATGGGATGTTATCTATAAACCATCTAGACATTCCTGCTACTGTCAGGTCTTTAACTTCCTCTTTACCTCCAATCATGAATAGCTTTCTTGCATTATAAGATAAGAACACATACCCATCTTTAGTCAGTATACTTCCTGTCTTATCATACAATCCTAGATATCCATCATTAGATTGGTATAAGATTTCTACAACATCTCTGATGAAGATATCCCCACTTCCAACGAATGCTTCACTAGAATCAGATAACTCTACAGTTTGCTTACCCTGAGTCTTGAATAAACTCTTTTCAGTATGTATATATAGCAAGCTTTCAAGTACAAAGATGTTGTTAATTGGACCTCTATTAAGTGCAATGTCTTTGAATTCAAATGCAAGGAATGTTCTGTATGCATCTACGAATGACCCAGTCTGAATATTAGATCTCACTATTCTATTAGGGAATAGAGATACCGTTCTTCCTCTTTTTGGGAATGGGACTGTTACTCTAATATCCTGAACTGAAGAATAGTGATTCTCATACAACAGATTATCTTGCTTAGTCAAATCCTTTAGTGGAGTTTTAAATACCACATCAGCAGCTAAAGATTTATCAAAGAATAAGCTTGAAGATTCTGATACCCCTTTAACTACATCACCAGAGTATCTGTAGTTAAGATTGTCATCAGCTTCTACAATTACCTGATATACAGTAGAGAATAAGTCATAGTTACCCCATGTCCAGTTTCTCTCATTCTGTATGATTAATTTTCTTTTTTCCTCTCCAGATAATGATGATCCTGCACTTGATAATTTCATTACAGGGTACTCACCTGACATACCAGTCTTCATGTTCAATGGGATATCCCCAAAGATGTAGTCATCTACTGTACCTGGTATGTCTTTATAAAGAGCATTAGGACCTTTGATAAATCTATTTAATGGGTAGTCAAATGATGTAGTTCTGTAAGAATACTTGCATATGTAAGTATCACCACCAAATACATCTACTGTATCTCCAACTGTGTAAAGGTTAACTTTAGTTCTAACAGGAGCTGGTGTACTTGTGCAATTCTCTACAGATACATACTGTGTCTCTCCTATCTTTTCTCCCCCTTTATAAAAGCTAATAGGCTGAACACCTACAGATGTATTAGAAGGTATTTGTATTTCTACTGTACTACTACTTCCAGATATAGCATTTAAATTTTGAATTGTTAGTAATGTTCCTGTATTGTCTTCCCCTAAATAAACATCATGTCCACTTGCAACATAGTTTGGTACATCTGTGGAGTCATAAAAAGTAGTCCAGTCTCCTGCACATACAGGATTTGGTTCAAAAGTATTTACACTAGATGAAACTCTTGCTACTTTATTAGTGTTTCTTTTACCATCTCCACTTTCAATATCATTGTAAGTATAAATTGGTGCGAGTCCAGTAGTAGTATCAGCATCAGATAAGTCTCTATAGAATCCAGTCCATACTAATTTCTGTTGATCAAATGGTTCGAATACATCTGACTTCTCAGCACATAAGTTAGTAAGGTATGCATTAGGACGACCTTTAATTGCTTCTTCTTGTCTTAATACATGGTGATCCTGAGTAACTGCTCTGAGTATTAAGTTCTTTAATCCTGACTTTAACTTCTCATCTAATAAGAATGTTTCCAGCCAGTATCCTGTATTAGTTGTAGCATCTCCAGGTGTAATTCCTGTAACTGGATAAATTCTAATAATAAATCTAGCAAGATATAAATCTTCTTGACCATCATTTCCACTAATGTTTGCCACAGTTACAGCTATCCTATCTCCTGGAACTAATGTAGTATCATAAATTATGTTAGGATTTTCAGAATAACCAGCTTGCACATCAGTTGGCCATGCATTACATCGAGCGTCACTTACATAAAACATTCTATCCACATAGTTTGCAGTAGTAAAAGAATCTGATCCTGCATCTTTTTTATTAATATAAATCCTATGGTTACTAGATTCTCTATTATCTATACAGCCATCTGCCCCACATACACATGAAGCTCTGTAGTGTCCATATTTATAATCAATATCAATTCTAAAATCTAATGCTACCGGGCCTGTATACTCAAATGCAAATCCTTCTGCATAACCTGATGGTATTACTTCAAAATAATCTACAAAATATGGATTTCCACTGCTAGGAAACCATGAATTACCAACATGATTTTGTCCTGAATTAATGGTGCTAGGAGTTCCTACAGGTTCTCCCCAAACTTGTGGGGTTACTCCATTAAATAAAGATGCGGCTCCCTCTCTTGCTATTTTTTTAGCAGCGTCTAGGACTATATTCTCAAATGTCCATCTGGTATCCTTGTATCCACCAAGTACTGGAGGACCTGACACTAATCCTAATGCAATACCTGTCTCACCATATAAATTAGATAGATAGCTAGCTCCTTTATAAGCTGCTGCATCTGTTGGTTTAAGTAACGAAATACCATTAACATAACTAGATGCATTAGGTTCTAGCATGAATACTGTCTGATACTTATTTAGTATCAAATGCTGGTACTGCTTTACTGTATCATTCCACGGAACTCCATTAGCATATCTTTCAATAGCAGTTTGATCTAACCCAGTATCTGCTAAAATATTATTTGCTGCTAAATCTTCTTGATAATCATATGGAGGAGTTTCATTTACATCTCTAAGTGGGTAAGTTCCACCACCTGAAGTGTATTGTGTAAACTTAGTACCTACATCTACAATTGTTCCATTATTTGTAGATGTTCCTAAAGCCCAGTAAGCAGCTCCTACAAATACCTGTCCCCAAGGGAATCTAACTCCTGGTACATTGTAGAACTCTTCGTATATAGGAATATTCGTAACAGGATCAAGTTCAGTTATGCTGTAGTTAGCATTTGTTAAGTTTGCTAAGTCTGCATGTATCCAAGAGTATTCTGCCTCCCCATACCCATCTCTGAACATCTTATAGAATAATGTCCCTTTAAAATAAGGGTCCTCAGCATACTGTGCAGTAAGCTCTGAAGGGATAGCATTCTTATATCCTCCTCTCCAGTGCTGCATTGTTACTATATACTGCAAGTCTACGTGAGTAGCTCCAGTAAGACTGTGCTTATTCCTAAGTAAGTTAAAGTCATGGAACTTCATAACAGGTTGCCCCATATATGCTTTATCGTACCATGCACTCTTAGTGTGAATTCCTCCTGTAATATGCTTTCCTTCAAATGCCCATATATTGAAATATGGACCATCTTTAGCCACATCTAATGTAGCTGAGAAGTTAGCTGCCAGATAAAGATTAGCAGGGTGAACTAGAGACTGACCAAGTATAGTTTTATTTACCTGAGTTCTCTTAGCAAAGTATATCTTATATCCTTGTACCTGCTCTAGAATTAGTTTAGGGATCTTTAAGTTTGATAACTTAACACCTAAGATTCTAACTGTCTCTGCAAATGCTCTTTCTTCATTCTTACCTGTAGAATCGGAATCAATACCAGGATTAGAGAAATCTTGGTTTACTTTAATTGTAGAATAATCCCCTTTATTGCCAGGCATCTTATGGTGTCTAACATTCAGGCCTCTTATAGAGTTACCTGTTACCTTAAAAGCTTCTCCATTGCTAAGTACGTTCCAGATATCAAAGTCGTTAGTATCTGGGTAGAATTCTGATTCATTCTCCCAGTGCCCCATATCTGTATTAGTAGTAAACTCAGATGTGTCTACGTACTGATATGGTTTAGAGTTAGGTCTAGATACTACAATTTCCCCAGGATTAAATTGAAGAATATTTGCTTGAAAGTCAGCCCAGTTTTTATAATACTCATCTACATTCTGTCCAGGAATATGATAAGCATATGATTCACTTCCATCTTTAAGTACAAATGAAATGTAGAATGCATATACCTCTTGTCTTCTAAATGACTTGTATGCAAAGTTTAAGAATGGGTCTCTGTATCCTCTATACCCTTGATTTTGTATAGCTGTTAATCCCTGTAGATATCTTGCATCTGTTCTTCCTAATCTAGTAGCTAAATATTCGTAAGGTGCAGTACCATCTCTATATTCTGCCCCATCATGCCAGTCATTATAGTTAGCTGCTATAAAGTTTGTAAAAGTCTGAGCTGTAGAACCATCTCCATCCCCAACTACAGCAGGAGGATAAAGAGTAGTATCGGTTGTATCGTTATCTGGGAAAACAAGTTGAGAGTAACCTTCATTGATGTTGTAGATATCGTAGTATCTAGGATCAAAGTTTAGCATCTCCCGTGTTACAGGTTCTACTTTAATAGAGTTAGCAAATCTTTGAAATCCTATATCCTTCCTAGCAGTCATATTGGCTAGATACAACTTATTATCAAGTTGAGTCATTACCTTGCTAGTAAGATATCTTATTTTATCAAGTATTACTTTATCTACAGACTCTGTAGCTACTCTTTCTATCCCTGTATATGTAACATATATTGGATTGCCTAGTGGAGAGAATGTGTCTACTACCTCTAATTTGATAGCTTTTAACTCATTCCCGATATACTGAATTACGTATGGGATTAGGTATTTATACTCTATATTGGCGTTCTTAATCTCCCATCTAATAGATTTATTAGTCTGTGTATTTGCTGGGGCTCCCCCGATAGATTCAATTGGGAATGAGTCATCCGGTGTTGGGACTATGTATACAGGAGGAGCTAGAGTAAGAACATTAGTCTCAAATCCATCCTCATCAGAATAGGCTAGTCCTAAGTAATATGCCCCAGTCTTTAATCCACCCCCTAAGTTTACCCCATCAAGTTCTATGATAGGGATTCTACCAGAGTCTGTAAATAGATTAAGTCTGTCGATATGTATACCTGCATTATTAACATCGTTAGGATACAAGAATATCTCCCCTGCAAATTCACTTGCCAAACACTTTAGTTGTCTGGTTAAGTTAAATGCCCTTGGGGGATTAAAATCTATTATGTAGTCATACTCTGATGTAGGTGTGCCTGTAGATGTATCCCCTGATAAGTAATCTTCAAAGTTTACTTTAGTGTACTTATTATCTGTAAAGTACACCATCATGTTACCATTAGATAGTATCTTAAACTCCCCAGATACTGGGTGATACTTATCAAAGTTTAGATGACCTAGAAGAGGTTTTACATTGTCAAAGAATATCTCGGAGGCTACAGGAGCTTTAACGTAACGAAAGTCTTTATTTGTTGAAATGAATAGTGGAATTATCTTAGAATCCACAAATCCAATTAACGAGTTAGCAGAGAAAGAAGTGTCATGGATAATCCATTGATTACCTACTCCTAGTATAGTACCACCCCCATCTACAATAATATCTCTATCTGATAAGTAGAATATACCTGAAAATTCTATATCTCCTCTACTACCGTCTTTGTACTCATATTGTTCAAGTAATCCTGACCCGAATACAATAAATGCATCCCCAGGAATTGGGATATTACCGATAATATTGAAATATACTTTGTATACAACCCCATTAGATACAAACTTCCATAGTATCTGTGCAGTTAATTCATTCCCTAAGTCAGAGCATACAGCTCCAAGCTTACTGTCAACTACAGCATTAATAGCATCCCTATATGTACCATCGGGTTGATCAATCTGCGGGGTGTCTTTGTTCATCCCCTTTAAGAATCTTCCGGTTTCTGCTGCCATTATAGTATTCCGTAGTTAGTATATCTTCCTCTATCTAAAGTCTCTCTGGTACCTAAGTTCTCAAAGAAGTTTGAATGTCTATTCAAGTTAGGTACAAGACGAACCCATTGGTTCATAAATGATTCGTACTTATCGATGCTTGGATACTTAGATTGATTTCTAGCTTGTGTGCAATAGAACTTCCACTTAGCATCTGCAAAGTTGTAGTCAATTCCATTGATTGCTGGAGTGTATCCACCAAGCAACATTTGCTTATATGAGTACCAGAATAGGGCTTCTTTAAAGCTAATATCATCTGGGATCATTGGGAAGCAGTCATCATCAGTATCAAAGGCTTTATAGCTTATACAGATTGCCCCAGTCTCAAATGAAGTCTTAACGTACCCACCATCTACGAAGTAAGTATGCTTTACTGACCCAAACTTATTCTCACATTCCTCACAGTCAGACTGTGGGAAAGTGCCAGTATTGTATTGAAGAGCAGCCATAGGCTCCCCACTATTCATATAAATATTCTCAAGAACTAATATCCTAGCATTCAATTCTCTCAGTTGATAGTTATAGCTAATAGCATCATTTGGATCAGAGACTATCTGAGCATTTAACTGTTTTACTTGATTGAGGAGTTCAGTAAGTTCTGTGGTAATTGAAGGATTAGTATTGTTACTAATTGCCACTTGATTAATTTGATACAAATCGGCAGGGAGCTCTACTCTATAATTGCTGATTGAAAGTACCTTTGACTTCTCTACAAGCTGTGGACCTGAGCCAATATGCTCAAGTGCTTCCCCCATCCATTCAATAGAGTCATCCACCCAGTTATCTGTGGGTGGTTTTAGATCTCTCATTATTTTTCTAATGATGCTCTTACTGGATGTTAACTTGTATACCATGTTAAATTATTTTTTAAAGTATGCAGGTACATACTTTTTAAATCTTAAATAAGCCATATCATCATTTTGCAACAATGCAGTTAGCTTTTCTTTATTTCCCTTTACTCCTCTAGTAGCATCGAATCTATAAGCAGTCTTATTCTTAATCTTTGCTCTGCTTTTAGTCCAATGATACTTATAGTAGTACTTATCTACATAGTAAATATGCCATTTAACTCCATCACCAGTAGCACTATCAAACAACTGCTCTCCTTTGTCTAGCAATTCTTGTTTGTACTTACTGGTTTCTCCCCAGTTAATCTGAGGGATTCTAGGGTCTCTCTCTACTCTTCTGATAGAGATAGTCCCTAAGTTATTTTGCATATTAAACTCATAGCCATCTAGGATTTCCTCCATGATGGCTAGATTGAATTCAGAACATATATCTGAGAATACCCTACTGCTTATTTCGTCTTTTGCTTCTTTTGAGTATTCTTTATATATGGTTCTGATGGTATGTGATTTGGTTTGCATTCAAATTACTTTTTCTTTCCACCCATCTTCTTCTTTCCTGCAGCAGCCATCTCCTGAAAACGAGACTTACCATACTTCTTTCTTCCGATAGAAGCGGCAATAGCTTTAGCAGAACCTTCTGATTTACCTTCTTTTTTAAGACCTGAGACCATTGCAGCAAATCTTCCACCACCACCTGGCTCCATAGACTTACCACCACTCTTCTTCATATCAACTCCTCTGCCTTTTAGTACATCAGCAAAAGTAGTTTCTCCATCCTTGTTAAGATCGGGAAAACCAGCAGATTTATACTTCATCTTTCCCCCCATTCCCATGGATTCTTTTTCGAAGTCTAGCTCTATATTTTCAAGCATGTAAGAGTCTTTCTCTTTTTTAGTGTTTTTCATGGCATTTTTTTTATTGCCACCTTTTTTATACATTGATTTCATATCTTCTTCTTTTTTAATTTTTCTTTCTTGTTCAAGCATAGCTTTGCTAGGAGCTTTACCTTTCTTCCCAGCTTTCTTATTAGATGCAGCTTTAGCTCTAATATTATCCCAGAGACCTCTTTGACTTTTTGAGCCATCAGCTCTTTTAAGCATTTTCTTCATTCTCTTGTAGTTTTTTATCGTACATAGCTCTCTGTCTTCTAGCAGTTAGAGCACGTTCTATGTTGAACCAAATCAGGGTTATACCCCCTACAATTCCTAGTCCCCATGTTATAGCATTGGACATCATTGCCACGGTCCATCCTGCCCATATTGCATTAAGTCCGATCCATTCAAGTTGGTGAGTCATGTTATCGTCAAATTCTAAGTTTTTCATTTTACCAGTTTGAGCAGCTCCCACATTTCCAGATGCGAAGAGACTTGTTTATTCTTGAATTTGGGTCGTTTGCAGTTTTGCTTGATGTAAGCTTAGATTTCATGCCACACATCCTGTTACAGAAGGAGTTACGTCGGCTTCCTCCTTTAGGTTGTGGGGCTCCAAGTTTAGAGCCTGGGTTAGCAGCACGGTAAGATGCCCTGCCTTTGGCATTTAATCCCCCTTTTGGGTTCTTACCTTCTGATCGTTGCCATGCTGGTGATGCCATTGCTACAAAGTTAAATAATATTATTGTTCTTTGCTATTGCCTTGTTGATTATTTTGTGGGATACTATTAGGACTATCTTGACTTCTATCTGCGGAAGTATCCGAGAATGTGCCTGCTAATAGTCTTAATTCTCCGTTTATCATGCCCTGGGTAACAGCCTGCACCATGTCCATCGGCATAGGAAAGGGAGAATCATCAGTATAACAAGGAGTGCCGTTACAATCCGTAAACTTAAGAGCCTCTTCAGGGTCTTCAAATATCCCTCTAATATTGACAAAGTCTGCATCTGAATTTATTACATATAAGTAATCCTCAATCATGTAAGCCTTAGTATTCTTTCCAGTATACCTATCAGCTGACAAGTAGTTTACTTCATATGGTTTAATTATTTGAAATCTCTTTAATCCTGTTATATCCCCTACATATGTGATAGCTTCTTCGAAGTTAAATCTCACAGTTCTAGGGATTCTCTTCACACTCCTGTAGGCAGGACAGTTTAAGGTTATCCCACAGCATTTAGATAGGTCTACCTTCTCTAGTTCAATGCATCTAAGATCCTGCTCCAAGTGCCTAGTAACTAGTCCATTTCTAGCATAGTCTCTACGAATGAATACAGCACGATAGTGCTTAATGTTAAACTTGATCTGATCTATTGATATAGTCTCATCTTGAGAAGACCTACCTCCCCTAAAAGAATTTAATAGATTATATGCAATCTCATCTAAGGTCATTTACGAATGTATTAGTTACTTATTTTATTAGTCATCTCTTCCTTAGCTCTCACTAAGTCTATGCATTTCTCGTATTCTTCGTTTTGTTCAAAATAACTTATCATAAGGTCTGCAACATTCAAAAAATCCTCAAGCTTGCTGGGGTTAAATGGAAATAACACCACAAGCTTTTCAGTAGTTAACTCAGCTAGTGTCTGTTTAGCTGTGATTAACTTATAGCCATTGTTGTAACAAGCATCAATTGATGCTACTTTCTCGATGAATTCGTCCATAGTCCGTTCGAATTCTTCGTCGTATTCATCTTCACTCATTTTACAATAGTTTGTAGATAGCCTTCTAGTCCATTAGTTTTACTCCAGATATAAGCCTGGCCTGTTCTAATAGCTGAGTATCCCATAGTTTTGTGCCAGTCATCATTAGCACAAATGGAGGGGATAAATCTTACTTTAATTCCACGGTACTCATTGACCATTTCCTTATGTAAGTGACCACAGTGCACCTCTCTAACTGAGCATCTGGCAAACATCTCTGGTTGCTCAGTTGCCATAATCAGTGGCATTTCACTTGGTCTTTCCTTATCCCCGTGAGTATACATTATCATGTTTACTCCGTACTCTACATACTTTCTACTCTCCATGCTGTTGTCTACAACAACATTCTTATCATTTCTATACCATCCTTTGATGAAATCTCCGGCATAAAACATTCTTTCAAAATCGTGATTCCCTGATACAACTACTATTTGGACTGGAGCTTTAGCTTTTAGATAGTCAATAGCTCTAGTCATTAGCATACAATATCCCTGAAAGCTCTCTCTCCATCCTATTGAGTCATGCTGAAAGGTGCCTTTGGTTGTAGTAAGCCTCATCCCTTCAGAGTTCATCCCGTCATTCCCGATAGGAAGGATGAACTTCTCAATATCTAATCCCTTAGCTTTTTCCACTAAGTTATGAATAGTGCTCATGAACTGCTCTTCTGCTGCTTCTATGCTAAGCTCAGTGAGTTTACCATAGTGAATATCAGGAAGAGATATCTCATAAGCTACCCCATCTTTTTCTTGGAATGGGGGAGATTGCTTGAATACAGTCGGACTGAATATCGTAGCAAATTCCTCAATCTCTTTCTTTATCTCCTCAATAGAGGCTTTGTCATCTTTAGTTACCACAGAGAACCGTTGTTCTCCTTTCATTGTCTGCCAGAACTTAACAGATGTTACACTATCTCTTTCAATTCCGTTTTCTGCCAGATAGTTTTCAAACTCTGTTATTCTGTTATCACTGCTATTGCTATTATCTAGCTTTAGCTGTCTTTTAGCTTCTCTGATAGCATTAACAGCATTATCGATAGAGACATTAAATATTTGAGAAACTTTGGTCGGCCCTGATTTAAGGTAACCCTGTTTATCCTTTAATGTCTCTATCAACAAGTGCTGCTTCATAGGCTATTTTTTAATTATAGGACGAAGACTTGCTAATTGGTCTGCATCCAGGTCAGAAGGTAGATTAGTTTCTTCAATTAGAATCAACTCCATAGATGATGCTTCATCTAGTCTAGAGTTAACTTTATCCAATTGGTTCTTTCTCTCTTCTACAATGTCTTTGTTTTCTTCTTCATACTTCTTCAATCCTTCTTCATCACCTGCGTCGATCAGAGCTTTAGCTTTCATAGCTAGTTCAATAAACTCCTGAGATGGCTTAGACAACTCTTCGAGTTCTGCCAGATGCTTCATGATAGCCTCTGAATTCTCTACTACTGTCTTTGCATAAGAAGTGTCTTTAACATTCTTAGTGTCTGTAAGAGTCTTAAAAATGTTTAAGAAGTCTCTGTTCGTCGCTGTTACATAAATCTTGTTCATAAAATATAATGTTTGGTTTGAAATTACTCTGCTGTGGCGTAGACTCTAATCCAAGCATCTACACCGTTAATTTTAATTTTTATTGCTCCAGTCTTAGCACCTGCTGATGCTGTTGAGCTAGAGATTGAGTTAGCACTAGCTGCACTGCTAGTTCCGACAAAGTTAATGAAAGATTCGTCTGTGTCAAGCTGTTCTAACTCCAGAGCCGGAATATTAGCAGTTGTGCTATTTTGTTTAACATCTAATGGAGCTGATGGAGATGTATTGTTAATTCCAATATATCTACTAGCACCTTTAAGTGTCATTAATGAATGTACACTGCCTGCACTATCGTACCCATAGAATGATATATTTCCGGACGTACCAGCTCCGTCATGCTTTCCTGCATAAAGTTCTAGCTCACCTCCTAAGTTAGCTCCGAACGAAGAGCCAGCTTTAATATACAAATCTCCTCCTTTATTAGAAGCATTAGCATCTGCTGATCTAATAGTTAAAGCCGCAGGAGTAACAGTAGCAGTAAGTATAGAACCAATAGTTTGAGATACATTACCATTAACGTAAATATTGTTAGCTACGTTTAAGTCTCCACTATAGAATGGAGTTGGGGTACCACTACCAATAAATGTCTGTCCAGTTCCATTAAACTTAAGACCTCTATTGCTAGTATCAGGGCTCAACCAGTTAAATCCGTAAATGTTATTGCTATTAGCATTTAAAGCAGTTGCCAATGTTGAGAATGCTGCAGCAATAGTTATAGATCCAGACCCATTAGTAATAGTAATATTAGAACCAGCTGTTAGGTTAGCAAGTACTGGAGCTAAACCTGTTCTTCCAATTGGGATTTGACCATTGGTTGCTGCTCCAAGTGAAGTCAGAGCTGAAGTTCCATTTGCAAGAAGAAGTGTATTAGCAGTTAATGTAGTTGCTCCTGTGCCTCCCTTTGCAACAGGAAGAGTACCAGTTACAGTTCCTGAAGCTAAAGCTACACTAGTAAGGAATCCTGAGCTAGTATTATTACAATTAGCAAGATTGATATTAGCCTCATTAAGTTGCAAAGTAACATTGTTACTAGCAGTGGCAACAGTAATTAAGTTGTTTACAGATGCAATCCCTTTAAAGTTAATTACATTCTTACTTGTAATACTTACAAATACAGATTGTCCTGACCCCAAAGTTGTAAGAGTTGGGAAGAGGTCCTGTAGAGTAAACTTATAATTATTGTTAGTAGCAGCTACAAGCAAGTAATGAGATGCTGTAACACTATTCTTAGCTAAAGTTGGAAGGCTGGTTATTGTTGCCATTTTATAAGGTTATATTTGATCCGTTTTCAAGAGTGATATTTTGTCCAGTACTTGTTGTCACTGTTTCAGGAGTTCTTTGAGGAACTACAGGGATAGGGGTTGATACACTAAACTTAGTAGGATTAGTTACACAACTACGACATTCTTTACTGATATAGTTTACAAATGTCTCTAGGTAAGTTTCTGGTGTAGGGGAGTAAGAGATACAGTAGTTAATACAAGTATTTCCATTCCCTACTGCTTCCTCTGGGATAGGCGTAGCTAATACTAGTGTACTTACATCTATGTTTTCATCATAAATTACATCTACAATTTCAGAGCTAAATCCTTCTAGATTTTCTAGACAAGCTGGTTGATTACAGCAATTATAATAGGGTACAGTATCTGTAATTGTAGAACATGTTGGGGCAGTAGGATTAGCACAGTAATCTAAAGCTGCCCCTAATGGACATGAGTAATCTACTGCTTGTGTATAAACCGTATTCCCTACTATTTGCCCAGCAAAAGCATCTCCCCCTAAACTAAACACACAATAAGTAGAACTAAATAATGCAGTTCTTTTATTAGCTAGAGTACTTGAATTAACTACATCCCCATCAGGGAATGTTGCCCCCACTATTGATTGGGCTCCTCCAACTCCTGTAGGAGTATTGTATACCATCAAATTAGTGTTACAAAACTCTTCTTTAAATTTAGTTATAGATATATTGAATATATCAACAGCAATAGAAGAAACACTACCATAGTTATAAAGTCTTATCTTAAAAGTATATGACCCAGGATCAAATGTAATTGGGATAGCGTGATACCATAGGAAAGGATCTTGATGTCCTGAATCAGTAGCACTTAATTTTATAAATTCCACAAAAGATTGTCCATCCCCAAATCCAGGACCTTTAATTTCTATTTTAATAGCATTATCAGCTGCTATTCCTATTAAGTAATTTCGTTCAGTTTGAGAGTTTGGTATTACTAAACATTTATAAATTTCAACATATAGGTTAGCTGTGTCACATGCAGGTATTGATGGTGATAGTAAATCACAATCAACAGCTGTACCATTTACCCAAATACCACTGTAATTAAGCATTCCATTTCCAGTAGATGTACTACCTGATATATTACCAATGTTCCACCCAGTCCTCGAAGAGAATAATGGATTGTTTAATTGAACAAACTGATATGTATTATTCTTAGAATATGCTGGATATTCAGATCCTCCTATTGTAATAGTTCCTGAATCCCCTGGTATTGTTGTTCCTGATGCACTTTTAAAAGTATAATTCCCTACTGCTGTCCCAGAGAAATTTATTGGAAGATCATTTAAGTAATCATTTATAGGTTGAATTAGGTTTAATCCCCCAGAACCGTATGCACCATTTGGAGTTCCAGCTCTTATTGTAGTTGTATTGGGGGTTACAGGATCAGTGATTGCAGCTTGATTTGTTGTTTCTACACATATCTCTTGGGTGTTAACTACATCGAAATCATATCCAGTTGGACATGTATCACAAACTGGCTCTGGGGTAACGTAGTCTACATTAGGAAATGGTCCACCACAGCTAACATTAAAGTTAGCTCCTGCATATCCTATAAAGTTTCCAGATAAGTTAATTCTATCCCCTGATATGTAGTTTAAGTCTGAGCAAGAATTCCCTTTATATAATGTGGTAGGGAAGTCTCTTCTATTGTACAGGCACGGGAGAGCAGTCTCACAGTCTTTTTTCTTTAGCAGTTCTATAATCAATCCTAGCTTTACTAGTTCTAGATTAGAACATGCTATTCCACCTTTAAGTTTATTTAAGTAGTCTGTTCCTTTAGAAACAAGACACTTATCAAGGTCATTAATTGTTACAGCTGTGTACTCTTTGCTGTTAACATCTATAGGGACGTTAACTGGAGGGTCACAGATATTGAGATTTTCTGATGGTGTTGGGATAACTGCTTGGTCAACACTATCTATATTGAATTCAGGGGGAATAGAGTAAGTCTCTGCCCCTATCGTAAATGTCGTATTTGGTGTCCAGGTTAATACATGACTGAATATGCAATCATCTCCTTCATTCCAAACAGCTGTAGCATATTCTATGTATGTAACTGACTCTGGATCAAGTCTTCTTCCAACTACCCAGTGGGTATTGCCTGCTCTTCTATATATTACAAAGTTGGCTGTTTCAATACTTGAAAGTATTATATTGAACTGATAGAAGATATCTCCTGATGCATTTAAGTTTACAAACGGAGAGATTTCAATCAATCCTGGAGTTGTAACTGTACTAGGGGTTATTACCTTGACAGTATCAGTCTCTATAATTGAAGAGTTTCTAGGGATTGTAAAGTATATTAAGACCCCGAAACAGGGATCATTAATATCTTGAGAGCATGTTAGGCAGACTTTTGGCATATCAGTTAATTAGCATCCACATCCACATGTGGTGTCACAGAGTGATTTAGCTTTAGTATATTTATCAATTGCATCAGTAACAGTGCCCTGAGTTGCAGCAGATTCTGCTGATTTAACTAGAAGATGAATCTTCTCAGCAGTTCTAATATCATCATCACATTTAGAACAGTTGCAAGTGCAAGATATTCCTGACTCTACAAGTTTAGCTATACAGCAGTATAGTTCACAACTTGATACTGCTGCCCCAGAAACAACTGCAGCTGTAATACTATCTGTAGCAGTCACAGCAACTACCCCATTAATTGCTGAATTACCTACCTCTAAAGTAGGTGCATACTCTTCCCATATCACTATGTCGTCATTTGATGGGACTAATGATTGAGTAGTATGAGCAAGCTTATTACTTACTTTATTCTCGTAAGCAATAGTTATTGGGTTAGGGCAATCTGAGATTACTACTGTGATTTTCTTACAATTAGGGGAAAAGGTTATAGAGTCAATTATCATTTCAGTAGTTTTTGTAAAGATAATAAAAAGTAGGGGATTGCTCCCCTACTTTTCAATTTAATTAAGATTAATACGTTAATTCCAAATCAGATACTCCCCAAGAAGCTCCAATTCCGAATGTAGTATCCAAAGTAGTACTACCTAGAGCAGTTTCTACTACATAAATTTTAATAGTATTCAACTCACCTGCACGAGCAATACCAGTAGATGATGGATGACCATGCTCATAAGCAATTTCAAGCACATCGTAAGTATTTCCAGATTGTGCAAATGTTGGGAAAGTTGCAGGGAAATACATACGGTTAAAGTTACCATATCTAGCGCGCATTGATTTTTCATCAGAAAGTGCTTGATAGTAATTACCAGCTCCACCTACAAATCCAGTAGTAGTACCAACACTAAATCCAGTAGGACCTACTAAATCAGCATCAGCGCCATCTAAAGCTTGAACTGTAACATCAAATACAACTCCAGCATGACGAGCAGTAATAGTTACAGTAGGAGTACCACTTACAGTAAATACTTTTTTCAAACTTGGATGATTGTTAATGAAGTCTGTTAACTGTGTAGCGTTTGCAGCAGCAGTTGAAGCAGTCAATTCTACGTTAAAAATCATACGACCTGCAGAAAAATTACCAAGCAATGGGAAATCATATCCAGCACCTGACAAATCCAATGCCTCGCCATCTTGATAATAGTTAGCATAAGCAGTAGGAGCAGTACGAAGTGCAATACGTACCATTACAGAATCACCAGTATTAGCAATGTTTGCACAAGTTACAGGAACTGCATGACGAACAAAATCTACTTGTCTGTTATAATTGATACGTTTAATATCTTTTACATCAATCAAAGGAGATGCAATAGTAGCAGTACCACTAGGCATAGTTTGAAAAAACTGAATAGTAGTTTCAGCAGTCAATGCAGTAGAAATAACAGAACCAGCATTCGGTCCAGCTACAGAATAGACTCCAATAGCACTTGCATTAGCTGCAGTTGAAGTATTAAAGGCTGCAGGATTAGTAGCTACGTTAGCTATAAATACCTGATTTAAATTAGAAGGTGCCATTTTTTATTAATTTAGGCGTTAAACACATTATTTGAATTATTACTCACTCTCTAGATTTTCTAAAGTTTGAGTTTGATACCTAGGGTCTTGTACACCCTCAAGTATGCTCTTTATTGCCATTTCTACAATTTCAGGGTGAACGTGTTCTGCAAGTTCACATCCTATCCCATCTTTTATAGACATGGCTTTTGGGGTTCTGATGTACTTAAGTACAACTTCAGGAACCATAAATGTATTATCTGTGTGGATATCTATGAAGTTCTCTTCTATCGTGTACACAGGAGAACGATAATCAGTGATATTAAACGGATCTAACATCATGTTTATCACGTCATCTTGTTGTGCAAATTTACAAAGAGATATTCTTTTATCTCCACCAGCTAAGATTTTTCTATTATTTGTTTCAGTAATTATAAACTGATCTTTGTTTATATTAACTGTGACAGGTGCATTGTCAATTAACCAGGTTATTACAATAGCCGAGTTATCGGCTAAGTTGTTATAAAAGTCTTCTCCTACCTCAATAAGTAAGTTATTTGACTGCTCAGTTGGTGTAACGTGTGTAGTACCTATTGAAGTACTTTCAGTATTTTGGCTAACTACTGGAGTTGCAGAATTCCAGTTGTTAGAGTCTATTAAGACGTCATGTAGAACTGGAAGTTTTAAATTATTGTAGTTAGTAAACCCTGTTGTTTGAACCCCTGTAAAATCATTAAATACAATTGTACTTAGAACATAATCATTAAGATTAGTTGCATAAGATGGGTACATTGGGATAGCAACTATATATTTTCTAGTTGTTGGTAAAGCAAATGTTATAGAAGAATTGCTTGTAAGTACTTTATCACAAGAGTATTCAACTATACCTCTTACTCCTACTAGAAACATATAATCTAGTGGAAGTGTAGTTCTATCTACATAGATATTAGTTCTATTGGCAGTATATACATACTTACCCAATACATCACTAAGTATCCCATGATTAAATGTTTCAATCTGAGCATCTACAACGAGTGCCCTGAGGTCATCGATTCTTTTTTGAGATTGCTCAAAGCCTTTCCCCAATCTATTAGATGAAGGATTGTACTTCTGCTTTATAAACCTAGTCATTGCTAGATTTAACTCATGATCGATTTCCTCAGGTAATAAGACATCAACCTGGTAAGATGCAATCTTTTGCACCCCCAGGTTGACAGCTATATGCATCTCGTTAATAGTCACTATGATACTTCTTTTAGTTTTGCTCTCAATATATTTACTATACCTGAGTTCTTCTTGTTCTTGAAGTAGGTGATTGTATCTTTCATATCCTCTCCAATTGTCTCATCTTCATAGATAACCTGATTTCCGATTTTTCTAAGAATTGATTTTGCAATCATATCCTCGATTTCAAATCTAACTTCAAGGTTAGTATCAAGTGAATACTTCAAGAATCTCTCAGGATTCTTTTCCTTATAATCATAGAGAGTGTTTTCGATTTCTATCTTAGATAATCTATCAGGATCTCCTCCTGTTAGAACTCTAAGAAGCATCTGCATCTTACTCTCTTCCATTGACACCTTGATAAACTCTTTGTCAGCTTCCTTTTTAACCTGTACCTTTTCACTACGTTTAAGTAGATCTTTCTGAGGATCGTAGATGTAAAATCTTTTGTTTGCATCTAGTTTCATTTCCTCTTCAGTCATAGCTACATGTCTATGTTTCATACACCATTTCCAGTATATGTAATCCATAGCGTTAACTGGTTCTCCATTTGCGTCGATAGAAATATCTAATTCTACTCCTTCAAATGGAACTCTGAGAGTTAAACTTGCCCAAAAGTCTTTTGCTTTCGGTCCAAATTCAGGGTGTCCTGCCGCAACGTCAATTACTCTTTTCAAGAGTTTTTGCTCTTCTTCTCCATCAACTCCTTTGAGTGGGAGACGGTCAACAAAAATTGACCCTAGTTTCACTTTGGCTCCTGCTCTAATCTCTTTTGGGAGATGGTTAAGAACCTCTTTTCTTCTAACAATTACTTTTCTTTCCATAATAAGTTCTTTTTATTAATTAGTACTGAAGGATAAAGAATAACCTTCAATTTTATAGTTTTAAAAGGGGGGATTGGGTACCCCCCCTTTTTATTGCAAACCAAACACAAATTACGATGCAATACACTGAAGATCAATGCTAGTGTCAAAACGACGAAGCAAAACACCAGCAGTCTTCAACATATGAACAGATGCACCGTCAATGTCACTAGCACGAGTGTCGTTGCCTGTAAATCCTTTTGGAACTACAGAACCAGCTACACACCAGCGCATCATTTCACGACCTTTCTTATTTACCATTTGGAGGTTGTTTTCACCATCATAAGTAGATTGGTCAACAAACACCATACGATATGATTCCAATGGAAGACCAGATACTGGGTGCTTCTTAGAAGCTTGAGCCACAGGACCGTGATCAAACAAAGGAGATTTAACTACATTAACTCTGTGACCATCTACGTGATCGTAACTAGTGAAGTAACCAGTAATACCGAGGTTACGACCGCTACCAGTGATGAACGTAGGTTGAGTGGTCTGCAGATATTGGTTGCCACTATAGTAAGTCTTAAGTGCACGGTCAAATTCACGAGCACCACCGATACCAGTGTACAAAGTCACTTGCTTATCAGTAGCATCAGTCATACCATAGAACAAGTCACCAATTACTTCTTCAATCTTAGCTTGAGTAAGAGTTGAGTAAGAATCTTTGTTGATGATCTGCTCAAGCAAACCAGGACCAGATACTACAGGTTGACCGTTCTCATCGAGCATAGTGCTAACACCATTAGCATCGTGAGTCTTCTGACCATACCAGTAGTACATTTCACACTCTTCCTTGAACTTAATCATGTGACGGTACTCTTCGTAATCCATCCACAATTTAGTCTTAGAACCTTCTTTCAAAGGCAATTCGAACTGAGCTACATAGTCTTTAGCATTTCCAGAGAAGTGGTAAGATTTACGAATAGTACCAATCTTAGAACGAACAAGACCAGGAGCAGTCCAGTTAGATGCATTACCACGTGAGAAGTCAATACCCACGTTAGCATACAACATACCCCAGAGAGCACCTGCAGCCAAGTCACCACCTGCAGCTGAAGACAAAGCAGCAGCATCAGGAGAAACCAATTTCAAAGTGTACTTCCAACCAGCACCATCAGCAACTGGCTCGGTCATAATACGAGCGAGAACACCAGACTGAGACACCAAGGTGTAAGGGAAGATAAACCACTTGTCAGGGAAAGTAACGGTGAATGGAGCACCACCACCACCTGTTCCTGAACTTGCAATAACAGGACGGACATTAATTTCGTGTGTCTTAACACGATATTCGTACTCATAGCGATCGATAGAACGAGTATTACCAACTCCTTCGGTAAGGAAGGAGAGAGGGAATTTCTTTTCTTCACGACCAGCCAAGTGAGTAATGATCGGAGACAACTCCGCGGGACGTTCCATAAGTGCATTAACCAACGAATTAGTGTCGGTCATTTGTGCATCGTTATAGTACGTTTTCAAAACTTGCATTAGAGCCATGATTCTATAATTTTAAAAGTTAATTGTTGTCTGAGTTTTATTCAAACAGCCTCTTTACATCCAGTTGGTCTGGATCGAATTTCTTTATTTTCTTATCTACCATACCTTGGTTTCTAAGTTTCTCCTGACCTGTCTGAATTCTATCTCTAAGGTTTCTAGCACTTTCAGTCTTAGCCTTAGTAGTTATGATTTCAGACAAGTTGAATCCCTTATATAACAGGTAGTCAATTGCCAATTTAGTTTCTAGTGGGGCATTATTATAGTCCATATCTCTTTTAGTATTTCCCTGTTTATTTACAGGGGCAGAGATATAATCGAAGAATTTGCCTTTCTCTTTTTCTGGGATCTTAATCCCTGAGAACTCTCTTCCTTCATCTATAGTATTAGCAACACCCTCCCAGAATTCTTGTTGCTTTTGCTGCATCTCTTGTTGTCTTTGCTTCTGTAACTCAACCATCTGCTCTCTTTCTTTTGTTTGAATAGCAGAAAGTTGTTTTTGAGCTACAGTAGCCTTATCATAGAGTTTACCAGTATCTTCATAATCGTCAAGCATATCTTTGATGAATTCCTCATCGTGCCCTTTAGATTTGAAGTAGTCAGTAATCAGCATCTTCTGCATTCTTGAATCTCCTTTATCAACTTCCATTTGGCTGTAGTCCATTCCTGGATTGTAAGCCTGGAAGAATTGTTCAGAGTCTCCACCTGCTAGAACATAATCTAGATGCTTTTGAATTAAAGGGAATTGAGAAAACAACTCCTGAATTTGATCTTCAGCAATGTTTTGAGCAATATCTTTAGTAAACTCTACTAATCCTTCTTCAGTATCAGCATACGTATTTTCAAGGTCATAGCCTAATGCCTTTGCAATAGACCGAGCAATTGAAGATTCTGAGTCTTCGTCAGAGTTATCTTCATTTACATCATCGTCGTCTTGTTCTTCTTTTGAATTTTTTCTAGACGGTCTAGGAGATTCTTCCTCTCCTTCCTCGTCATCGTCTTCATCAGAATCTTCTTCCGAGTTGACATCTTCTTCGTCCAGGTCTTCATTCTTAGGAGACCTTTTCTTAGAATCGTTATCAAGTTCGTTAGAAGCACTTTCACTTTCATTTTCTTTTGTTTCTAGACCATCCCCGATAAAATCGTCGAATGTAATGTCTGAAATACTTAGCTTTTCTTCGTTCTGTTTGGTTGCCATATATACAAAGGTATTGGTTTACTTATAGTTAAAAAGTATAAATTTATCTTTTATACTTAGCTTTATTGTATAGCACTCTGTTCTTTAATCCACCTTTTAGATAGGTTTTAGTGCCTCCAGTTAGTTTCTTTTCTTGGGCAGCTGCTGCTCCTACTACAAGTGCAGGAGGAAGTATGGTTTTCATAGTTCCATATACAGTGCTGGGATTGCCATAAAATCCTACTGCTCTTCCTGAATTAATAAAATTCTCCCATGCTCCTCTTGAGAATTCTGTCTGAGAGTTAAATCCTGGTTTTACTCTCCCTAGGTCTATCTTTTTTAGATACTCATTAATAGCTTCATAAGCCCCTGAGCCTTTTCTAGGAGTAGAGTCTGCAAATACAGATTGAGTAGTATTTCTCATTTCTAACCCAGGAATACTTCTAAAGTAATCAGTATTTGCAATGTCTTTTACATCTCCTCTCCATTGACCAGACTTAATACCTACTCCCCAAGAAGATTGACCTCCTATTGTTTTAGGAGTTTGTATTCTAGTTATTTCAGCTCTTATAGATTGAATAGCTTCTTCTTTAGTTTTAAAAAAATCATCATGATGAACATTTGGATTTGTATATACCCATCCTTTTTCTTTTTTTACTAATCCCCCTTTATTCACTGCCCAGTCTTCAGCATCTTTAGTAAACCATTCTATATTTTCTTTTTGTTTAGCTGTTAATTGCCTTGGAACTGTTTGCTCTGGTGTTTCAAAGATTAATCTACCATCCTCAGTTAACTCCTTGACTTTATATTGTACTCCTGATTTATTTCTTTGAGCAATAATATCATTAAGAAGATCTATTTTAGAGTTGAACTCTTCTGTGTAAGCTTTTGGAGTCATAGGTACTACACTTTGTTTACCAGAAAATTCATCCATTAAAGATCCTTGCTCGTATTGAACAATCTCTCCATTAGGTTTTAATACACTATTTTGAAATTCTGTTTCAGACATTTTAGAGATAACATCTTTGTCTTTATCAGTAACTCGTGTAAGAGCTTCTTCTTTAGTTAATCCAGATTTGTTTGTAAACTTCTTGAAAGTATTACGAGGAGCACTAGTACCAAGGTCTCCAATATCTATAAATTGAGGAGGGTCAGGTAACTGATTCGATCTATACATTCTAAAGTTCTCATTTGTGTAATCTGTGTAATAATCTGGAACATATGTACCACTTACATATCCATCTGCATTCTTTACCTCCTCAAAATCTGTCTCGTATAATTTCTCTTTAGGACTAGCTCCTTTATAAGTAGGTCTAATCATTCTGGAAATAGGTCTAAGCATACCTGCCCCGTATAAGTCTAGTACACCTGTACCAGCATTAATAGCAGCATCAGCATATTCTCCTCTGCTGAGTTGTCCTGGAATCTGTGGTAATCTATTAACTAATGCATCAGAAGCAAATCCGGCACCTAATGCATTACCTACTGTTAACCCTTGTACTCCTGCTATAGATGTATTTAATGCTGATCCAATCATTGGTGCTGCTCTCATAGCAGATGCTCCAGCTACTGGTGCCATCAGAGCAAATTCAACTGGCCCCATAGTTGGAGTTATAGCTCCTGAAGGAAGCGGAGTTTCAATACGTTTTGTTCTTTGTATTGTCTCTTTAGCTTTAATTGCTTCTGCTTTATCTACTGTTGGACCTATACCAAACTTTTTATCTAAAAGTTTTTCTTCTTGTTCTTCTTCTGTTAGTACCTGCCCTTTAGTTCCTAGCCAAGGTAAATTAGCAGGAGTAGTTCTAAAGTCTCCTGTCTGATACTTTTTTACTCCCCCAGTTTTATATCCTTCAGCAGGAGTTTCTATTACCATCCCACTATTAGGTCCTGTAGGTAGGTTTTGAATTCCTGGGGGTACAGCTTTATAAGATTCTACTAAGTTACCTTGATTGTCAACCTTATTAATGTCAATAGGGATCTTCATCCCTACTGTGTTAAAGCTTTGGTTAGGTTGTACGTCAGGGAAGACCATAGACTGCCCAACATTACCTGCTGCATGTGCAGGACGTAGACCTTGCTCTTGCTCTTGTGGAGTTTGAGCTACTATTAACTGTTGTTGCTGTTGAGCCGTATACTCATCTAGAATAGTAGGGTTCTGAAATACATCTAGTATTGACCCTGGGAAACCAGAAGCCTTTACTCTCTCAAGCAATATCCTTCTAGTCTGATTATCCATTATTCTTTATTTACTTGCTGAGCTTTTATCTCGAGTTCTCTTTCTTTAAGTGCTAACTCCTCTTGTTTAATTTGGAAATCTTGAAGCATCTTTTCAAGGCTTGCACTATTTCCGTTAAATGAGGATTCTGCAGCAATCAAAGCTTTCTCAATTTGCATCTGCCTGTCTTTCTCTTTCTCGACTAACTGCATTTGCAGGTTTTGTTGTTGCATTTGCATTTCTTGGGCTTTTGCTTCTTGCTCTGCTTGCTGTTGGGCTTTAGCCAGCTCTTGAGCAGATTTTTCAGCTTGGATAACTTTGTCTTTAATTTGAGCAAAGCTGTTGCTTTCAAAAATTGAAATGATTGATGAGAGTGGAGTACCATTTTGTAGTGCTGCTTGAGTTAAACCTTCTATTTTTTGCATTCTTTCTACATCCTTACCTGCATCTGATACGAATATTCCGTACTCACTTTCCATATGAGTTAGTGGGTCTACGTCAATATCGTCTACAGATCCATCAGGGAGGACATACATAGATTTCTTTCCATTTATCCAGGCTACTTTAGAGTAGTCTAGCATTCCTTGCAATTCTCTTTGTTCAAAGTGAGAGAATTTTCTAAACAAGTCTTCAGTTATGTGTGAAGATTGTACAATACTTTGTTGAGATGTAGCTTTACCTTCATAGGTGCCCATCTGTCCTTGTCTTTGTCTAGTTACCCCACTAACCTTCTCCCATTCAACCATGATAGATTCAAGGAGAGTTAGATACTGAGATATTGTCTTAATAGACATGTCTAGTACAGACTGGTGCTGAGGAGATAGGATAATTCCTTCTTTGTTATAATCTACCCAAGCAATACCTGTACCTTCTACAAAGTACATGAACTTATCCATGTCCCAATTCTTAGGGATCATGTTAATATCGAATTGAGCAATGATGTCCTTGCTTCGTGCAATAGCTAGCTCTAGTCGATACTTATAAATATTATAGTTAAGCTGGTAAGGAATACCTAAGCTTACTATCGAAACATTCTGAGAGTTAATGTCAGAGTATTTTCTTCCATTAATTGGGAGTTTGCACAGTGATGGGTTGTCTAGACTAGCTCTTTGGTTAGCTACAGGATTAACTCTGATATAGAATCTTCCATCTATACGAGTTCCCTCCCATACTTCGTTAACCCATTCCCATTCTACTTTAGCCCCTAACTCTTTTAGTTCAGGGGTTATTCTAAATCCATCTTGTATAGATACTGTTTCAGGTACTCCAGTCTCTGGATTTACGTAGGTCATAAACCCAATACGTTTTCTACTCTTCCAATAGACAGTGATAACCTCAATCAGTCTATTACGATTCATGTTGCTATCTGCTCCAGAAGCTTGTACTCTATAAAGTAGGTAAGCTTCAGATGAAGTGTGAGTTGGGTTCTCTAAATCTAGTACTTGTTCTTCTGACAAGTAATCCCCGTATGCATCTACAATAGTTGAGGCATGTGAGAATTTTCTGATGATAGCCCAATCTGCATCTTCTACAAAGTCGATATCAGGATCTTTATCAAAGTCTACATCTAGTGGGTTTATTACCTCATAGAAAGGTTCGTTCCTTCTTACCCCTTTATGTGAGTAGCACTCTCCTGACACTAAGAAATGAAACCACTGCTTTTGAAGCTTATCGTAGATTTCATTGTAATACATTATATAGTTAAGGCTAGCCTGCCCTCTAATAGCTCTTCGATCTTTATAAGACCTATTGAATTCCTCCTGGATTTGCTTTGGGAGCGGAGGTTCTTCAACCTGCTCCCCTTGCATATCCAATTGCCCGGATTTTGCTAACTCTGCAAGGAACCGCTCCCTTAGATTTTGCAGAATTAGATTCTTTAAAGCCTCTTCTTTAATGCTGACTGCATCTGAGTTCTGAACGGTTACAGTAAACTCTAGTGGACGTTTTGATTTTTCCCCAAGCAATAGGTCTATGATAGGTTTGATGATGGGGTAGTTCCTCATCTTAGATGGGAAGTGAGATCTTGTTTTCCCGTATGGCTTTAGCACATAGTTGTAATCCTCCTCATCGATTACACCATTGTAGTAATCATACATGGATTTCAAGTAACTTCTTCGTTCACTTAACCCAAATTTTGATAAGTCTATGAATGCGTCTACACACTCTTTTCCCCATTTTTCTGTTTTCTGAGAGAGAGGAATTCTTTGCTTAGGTATTGAGGCTTGTCCGAACATTAATACAAAATTACTTTAGTTTTATACTAGAGGCTAATTTACGACTCTTTTGTGCTTTTTATTAGTACTATGGCATTATTTATATATCCTATCGAACCATTCATTGGTTGCATTATCGTCATTGTCTAATAGTAGTTCCTTGTTAAACAGTTCTCTAGTGTGGTACATCCCAACCATCAGTGCCATCACACGGTCAAAGTTACCTTTCCTGTTAAACTTTATTAACTCTTGAAGTAAAGCTGGGTCATATATCTTATGCATGTTCAAGGTCACATTCCCATCCTCGTCAGCTCCTCTCCCAGATATCAGCCAGTCACGAATATACAATTCACCCTGAGACTTTCTTTGCTCAGTCATGTGCATACCATACTGACGTTTAACTGTCTTACTTCTAAGTTCCCTTTTATCCAACATCTCAAATTCTTCTTGGAGAAGATGTAGTTTCCTGAACCTTTTAGCATAGGCAATTACCTCACCTCGGTCATTTTCGAATCCTATCTTAGCATTGTAGAATTCAGCAAGCATAAATAGATTTCTATTGTATTCATCTTGCGTCTGAGGTCTCCCTATATACGAGGCTACTATTAAATCGTCAGGTTGAGAGACATTATTTGGGACCTTAATAACGTATGCAGCCCCTAACGACATTGAGCTTTCAGCTTTTCCCTGGGCATACGGGTCATGACAGACTACGTATAAATTCTTAGGGGTTAATCCTTCTTTAGTTTTGTATGGAGCTTCGTAAATAACTGGGCATCCAGTCAAGTCATCGTCTTTTCTGTGTGGGAACTTATTGATTGGATTAGCATCAGGAGTTGGGGAGAAGGCTATTTTATTCTGTGAGTCATAGTAGAATCTTCCTGCTACCCCCATCTTCTGCAGATTATTAGCAATGACCTTATTGTACTGCTCTTTTAATGAGTTAACATCAAACGTGTTTGACGTTACTTGCAAGGTTGCTTCTTGAGGACTAAACGGATGTTCAGCTATATACTGGTCATGAGACTTTGGGTCGTTAGCTTTCTTTTTATTCTCCCTTTGCATCTCCTCATACTCTATTGCCTCTTGTGTTAAACTATTCCCATCAGCATCCATGAATCCATCTAAATTCTGGTAGATAGGAACGAAGTAACCACACTGAGTTCCCATGGCCCCTGAATCCCAATCATTTTCAAAGCCTAAACAGTTGTAGGCATCAGGATGGTAGAATAGTTCTTCTAATCCTTCAAATCCAGGGCCCTCTTCTCCACCAGTTCCAAAGGCAATCATAGTTCCAAGTGTCTTAGAACCCTGTCTCATTGTAGGCATAGCTACCTCCCAAGCTTTAAGCAAGCCTGAGAATGAACCTGATTCTTCGAAGAAGATTAATTCCCCTGCTTTACCACGTATCTTATCTGGATCGTCTTTAAGTGATACCCCAATTATCTGTGACTTAAATCCTAGAGTTACGTCAGCCCCGTTTACATTCTTTTTATACCCTGATTGTTTATGCATCTCACGGTCAATAAGTCTAGGTTGTGTCCAGGCTGTGTTATCATCTATGAATGAGATAATATCCCAAGCTTTAGACAGCATTCCATCCCCAATCAAGTATTGCTTATCTGAAGCAAATACAAAGTTCTTGCTATTCCTTAGATGAAAGTAGTTTCTACATAGCATGGCTGCAGCTTTGTAAGAGAAACCCTTACGACGTGCTTTGAGAACAACCATGTGTTTGTTTTCTTTTCTAGCCTTATCTACAGAATTGAAGTATTGGTAATCCCCATCATAGAAAGCTGGGAAAGTTCTATCTCTTCGTGATATTACCTCTCCATCTGGTTGTTCTTCATCGATAATCCTATCAATAGGACAGTAGTTAAGATAGAAGTAGTGAAAGCCTGATATCTTAACCCCATTTATCTCACACCCGTGCATGCATTTAAACTGTTCACCATCCCAATACTCGTAGTACTGTTTAGTTCCAGGGAGAGCATCAGTATAGTGCCCATACTCTATGTAATGTCTAGCAGCAGGTGAGAATAGATGGGTATCCTTCAGCATTATTCACTGTATTTGTTAGTCTTAACCCCTGCTCTGTTAGGATTGTCCTTAGCCTGTTGCTTCTGCACCAGTTCTTCTAATCTATCTAAACCTTCAATTACCTCCCCGATTTTAGATAGGTTAGCAACCAAGTCTTTTGCCTGATAAAGAAGCTTACCATTCTCATCCATGGCTGTAAGATCAATGTCTTTGAAGTATTTCTCTAGCTTATTAACTGCAGACCTAGCTGATTTGAGCAGTTTGATAGCATGTGTCTCTGACAACTCCCTATACTTCTGCAATCCTGCATGTAGGTTAGGAGTTGACTTGACTTTTAACTCGGCTAGTAACTTATCTTTTCTTTCTTCTTCGTCATAGGCTGCATAGCTAGACCGATGATCTGCAAAAAAATAGATAAATGCTAACTCTTTTGTAGTCAACTTCTCAAACTCTGTAATAGTCAAAGCATACGGGGATGGTATGACTATGTTGTTATTTACTGTTAGCAAGTCTTTCATTCTTACGTCTGGTTTTCTCGTTTAGATGAGCTATACGTTCACTTTTTGCATGAAATTTCCCAAAATATTGCAGTCGAATTGAAGCAAAGCCTCCCTCTTTCATGACCTTAGCCACGTATTTAAATTGAGAGTAGACTATCTCTTCTATTTTCTGCAGTGGGAGATTATACTTTGTTGCTAGCTTCTGTATTATTATCTTCTCCTTTTGCATTATCTGTAGATTTAATGGATACAGGGACTCCGTCTTGTCCAATTGTCAACTTCTCCCATCTTGGGGGATTGTCTGGACAGTAATCAGAGATTCTGTATGCCTTACTTTCTACATAGCAACCACAAAGAAGACATCTTTTCTCTTCACTCAGGTTTGGGCAGGAGTGACAGGCTTGCAATCTGTTACGATATTGCTCTTCTGTAGTCACCTTAAAACCATTAGCAATGTGTTTTGCAGATGATTTAACATAGTTAGACATCATCTGAAGAAATGAGGGGAATTGTTTTTCCATTAGTTTATATAATCTATTGAGTAAGTTGTATCTATTTTTTTAACCTTACCAGTTGGGGATTGTACTACTATTATAACGACGTTGTGGTACTCAATATGATAAAAGGTTACCACATCAGTTAGTTGTACTTCATCCATTCTTGATAGTTATAATGATTTGAGAGTCTTGCTTCCTTAAAACAGGGTTAATCACGTACCCATCTTTAGACTTTATGATAGCTTTCTTATCCTTAAGTCTTTTAACATAGTTATTCAGGGTGTTGTGGTCCTTGATTTCTAAAAGCTTTGATACTTTACGCTTATTATCCGGGGAACATAGATTGACCGTGTCCCCATGGTCTAGAAGCTCAGCTAATACTGACAACTCCATAGACGTCATGTTAAAAATCCCATTAAAAGCTTGCAGGAATTTCTTAGTAGAATCTACAGTAATGTTAAACTTCTTCATCTTGCAATTCGTTAAGTTCTATTTTAGCCTTTCCATCGATTAGATGTATCTTACACTTCTTTGAATACGAGTTAAACTCGGTGATATACTCAGAGATACTTTCCCTGGTACATAGAAATGACAAGAATACCTCTATCTCTTTGGCTGCTTTGATAACTTTAGACTTTAGTTCTATTGATGATTTAGAACCGTCTTTAAGTTCTTCGTAGTCCTCTAATGAGATGGTAACGCTTCCAGTCATAGTGTACCTAGAATCATGAATTCGTTAATCATAACGTAGTCAATTCCTTCAACAGTAATAATAACACCCTCAGTGTGTGGGTGCACGTAGACCATATCTCCCTCTTTAACCAGCTTACATTCTGGTCCAACTTTGAGGGCTTCTAATATGTTAGACTTAAGTGAGTTCGCGGCTTCATCAGATAAAAGAATTCCGCTGTCTGTTACTTTCTTGTGTGGGATTGGGAGAACTACCCAATCTCTGGTAGGATTAAAGTTCATATTACGTTTGGTTTTATGCAAATGTAATAAGACTTTTTATATAAACAATAGTTTTACTAAAAAATAGCAAAATAAGCTGTAGTCAACGCCAGACCTCCTACTCCGATTGTCAAGATTGTGTTTTTTATCTTCAATCCTTTGACTTGTTTCTTGAGTTTATTAACTTCGTCAGCAGCTTCGTCCTTAATTTTTTTCTCTATTGCTACTTTATTCTCGTAAACCATTTGAAGATCTTGTATACTGGTAGCTTGTACGCCAGTAATTTTATAATAGTAGTCTAATTTTTCTCTTTGCAATAGGTACAACCTTTCCATCCTGGTAGCGGCATCGTACCAGTACATCATGGAGTTAAAGTTGAGGTTAATTAAGCTCGTTTGGTACGTTGATAGTACGGGAAAAGAATCCTGCTTTGAGGAGGGAGTCCGAAACTTTAAGGACTTCTGCGAGCTTGCGGTTAGCACCACGAGCATCAGCACTAAGGATATTGTAAACCTCTTGATTATAGTATTCATTGACAACTGATTGTTTGTTAATTATCGTATCTGATAGTAGATCTAGTGAGTCTATTTTAAGGTATAGAGAATCAATCTTAATTGAGTTCTCCATTACCTCTTGCATTAAGCTATCATTTATCTCCTCTAGTCTATCCTGCAGTGGATCGCTATCTTCTCTCTTACAAGTTTTGACTGTGACAGCAATTGCTATAAGAAGTAGTGTAGCTGATAACGCTTGAATTACTTTGATTGTTACGCTTTTTTCCATCTGGTTATGTGTAAGTTTCGTGACAATGGACGTACCTTTCTAAATACTCCATCCCCTGTTCTTGAATCTCTAGTCCCTCTTTCGTTAGTATTCCCTTCTATGGTTCTAACTGAGTGTTTCCCTATTAGTTCTACTACGCCTGTGTGCCCGATACCTTTGTATCTAGTCCTGTCATACCCATAGCTTAAAGTCATGATTAACACGTCAGCTGGATTATAGTTTTGCTTAAACTTTCCATCCGTGAATATCACATCTTTTCTATTGTACGCAGTTGGGGCCCATCCAGTTATAGTGTTAGGGATGTCACACTCATCTAGTACCCCCATGACAAAGAAGCTACACCAAGCATAGCCTGGTTTCCAGCCTTGCTTCTCCATTAGTCTACGGAAGTATTTATCCGTAAACCCCTTGTTATTCCCACCTTTCTCGCTAATTCCAATGAAAGCTTCTGCAGTTAATCTTACGCAGTAACCGTCATTACTAACCAAAGGATTAGTAGGAAGGATAAGAGAAATCCAAAGTAAACAAGCAGATATAATTTTATTTTTTGCCATGAGTTAAGTTCCATTTTAGAGTAGTACTTCAGATCTTTAGAGTAAAACTCTTTCTGTAAGTTTCTAAAGTTGAAGTTAATTCCAAGGAATACTACAAAGTTAGCAAATACAAGGATTAATGCAGCCATTAAAACTTGTTGCAAGTACTCGATAGATATAAGTGGATCACCAAAGTAGACTGAGCTTATGTACCCAAACGCTGTGAAGGTTACGAAAGCTAGTGGAATAGACCACAGCCCGTCAAAGAGCTGCAGTCTATACTTGATTGATTTTATTAAGTCTTTCATATGAATAACTCTTTAGTCATTGTATCTAAGTAGAGTTGTGAACCATTGGTTTCATTCTTTCCCTGAGCTGGGAGGAATTCATAGTCAAATACAAGTCTACTATTTGGTGGATAGGTTAGTGTATTAGTTGTAGAATCATAACTAACAGCTGTACCCTTCTTAAGATTCAAGGTAGTATCTGCAGTAGATGAAATAGTCTTATTCCAAGCAGTGCCAAATACATTATCCCCGCCTGTAGTAAACTTATCATTATACAGTTTCCATCTGCAAACAAAGTCTGGGAGTAGCTTAAAGTAAGAGCTAATCAGAGTTTTATACATGATGTTTCTGCTGAGGATTCCATTGATATACGCTTCTCCTTTTACTATCTCATTACTTATAACTACAATATCACTTGCTAAGTTAAGGCAGTGAGTAGCTGGACTCTTAAGCTCTACATGCCATGTAGTCCCAAACGCTTCAGCTAACTGACGGTCTGTAAACCCTGTTTTTCTTTTAAGTTCAGCAATAGTGTATTTAGGGTATGACTTACTGAATCGGGTGGGATTGGGTGTAGATGTGGTTTTGATAAATGTCTTTCTTAAGATAGACCTCCACGTGATGTTTTCGTCGTGTGGGTAGTACACCCCGAAGTAGCTGTTGAAGCCCTGCTCGTAGTAGAAGTTGTAGTCATACCCATTAGCCGTAGGGACAATAGATATTTCATTCCATCCCACCCAACTTGTCTGTGTGTCAGATATAGTTATCTCCTGGAATGGCCGATAGAGAGTGAATGAATTATTCTCCGTGCTAACCAATTCCATATTACTAGAATGCAAGTGAATAGCAACTAAGTTTAGTGGGTAAGCTCCGAATAAAGATTCAGATGACTCGATGACATAGCTAAATGTAGTCGTAGGTTCAGACTTCCCAGTTGTGGGATTCTTTACCATCTTAGTAAAATCCATCAAGCAGTTCTCAATTAGAGACTTAGTTGTTCTCTTATTGATCTGTCCATTGATTGCTCCTAGCTCTGTTGGGAGGTTAAGGAGTCTTAGTGCTTTATCTAAGTTTTGCATTATTCTGGTATTTGTATATTCCATGGAGCCAATGCGATTATGGCATCCGTAATGATTGTATCGTCCGCCCCCCAAGACTGAACCGTGGCGTCGTCAATGAAACACTGACCATCCTTTAGGATAAGGTCATCTGCTGTCGTTAACTGGTAGTAGGCCACGTTGTCGGGGTAGGTCATTGCCCACTTTAACTTGGTCAGGGTAGTGTTGAAGTAAATCAACGGGCTTGGAAGAATTGCTGTTATCATGATTATGAAGTAAAATATGTTCCACTATAGTTATAAAATCTAGCATTTGTTATGTTTGCAGCAGGATTAAATAAGAATCTAAATGTAGGGGTAGTTGCAACATTTACTTGCAAACCCCCATAAAAAGTAGCTTGACTACTTGTGGTGTCTCTTTGATTAACTACTGACATAAAATTTCTTATAAGCCAGTATCCATTTACGCTTACCCCAGATGGTACTACCGGATTTGGCATGTCGGTAGGCAGGTCCCATGTTATAAAACCTGAGTTAGCAACCCATGTTATTGGTGTAGCACTAGTGTAAAAGTAAAACGAATAGTTTACCATATTACCAATCCTTGTCCAGTTGTAATAATATGTTCCTGCTCCTAATGTTAAATTGCTTCCTTGGTTATATGTAATAGTTCCAGTGAAGGTTTGGTTTCCATTATATCTAAATGCATGATCAACAGCAGTTGCTGTAGCCCCGGTATTGTTAGCTTGTACAGTATATGAAGCATAACTAGAATTTTGTGGGGTGTACCCTAAGATAGTTGGGATACTCTTAGGTTTCCATAAGTCAGGAGTAGTGCTAGTATCAAATACAAGTACGTCGTTATTTACAGGGGCGGTTGAGACTAAGTCTATATCATGAATCTCATTTAGCTCATAACCATTTTGTGGTTTAACATAGATCTGACCATTCCCTGCATTTGCTCTCTCTACAGTCCCTATATAAACTAAGTGATTTGGGGCATATGGTTTAGTTGCAGTTAATGTCCCTGCTGTAGCCCCTAGAAATAGAGTGTTCCCTGCTGAGTAAGATCCAGTATCAACTCCTGAGATAACCCCTTGAGTTATTATAAAGCCTTTCTGTCCTGCAGCTATGCTAGAACTGAATACTAATCCTACTGTTTGAGCAGAAGTTGAGTCACCTGCATTACTTGCTAGTTTAACACTCATTCTATTTCCTGCCGACCCAAAGGCATACACAGGTTGACCTTTAGTTATAGTAACTGAGTCATCATTAGTTATGTAAGCAAACAACTGATTTGGGGCTACCCCTAAAGTTTGGAAGTTAGTCCCATCGTAGATGATTATCAGATCTTGCCCCGATACAATATCCCCTCCAGTAAGTTGTACATTAAATTCTTTTACAAGTAGTTTTGCCCCTAAGCCATTGATGTTAATAGTAGAGTCATCGTCATTCCCGTTAGTGAATTTAACAACGTATGTATCCCCATCTACGTAACTAGCTACTCCTGAGATAGTTACAGCATATGTGTTAGTACCTGAGGCTACCCCATATTGAAGACCCCCACTTCCTGTAGCCGGAGTTTCAAATTCTACCTCCCCAGTAGTGGGATCTTTAAGAGTAAGAACATCCCCAACAGACTTAGATCCGTAAAGAGGAGTCTTAACTTTTATCTGAGTTGGAGTCAGATTTATTTCAGTAGAAGTATTACTATCATCAGCATTTAACTTTAACTCTGAGAATCTTTGAAGATATAAAGAGTATGTACCAGATGCTCCGGATATAGCTGTATTTCCAGTTAATGCACCCCCTAGTTTTAATGTACCTGCTGAGTAAGTTAACCCATTATCTGTTACAAACAATGGTTGGTACACAGAAGATAGCCCTGATATTGTACTACTGAAAGTACTACTAGTAACGTAGTTAGTTAATGTGCTGCTTAATGAACTATTCGTAACATAGTTAGCTAAAGCAGATGTTGTAATATACCCAGCAGGGTTAGTAGCATTGTATGGGGTAAAGCCTAATCCTGAAGTTATATCTCCAGAGTTTAATGCTATAACTCCCCCAAGAGTAAGTGTAACTGCTGTAGTACCTGTCCCAGATAATGTTAACCCCGACACAGTCCCAGTCCCAGTAACTGATGTCACTGTCCCTGTTCCTGCTGATATAGTCCAGCTTCTATTTGCTGATAAATCTTGGATTACCCCGTTGATACTAATAGTCCTGCTAGTTGGGACCCAACCACTGGCCGTGTTCTCCCATCTTTGCAGGATAGAGTTGTAAGTTAAAACATCATCATCTGCTGGATTAGTAATCGATACATCAAGTAAGTCGTTAAGGTTTAGTGACTCTAAGCTACTTGAGAGTGTCATAATCCCATTAGTTAATGTAGCCTGTATTCCTTGTCCAACCTTAATGATATCTGTAAGATGCTTGAAGACAAATGTATCCCTCTTGTATATCTCTGAGACAGATGCTACTAGAATCATCCCATTAGATATGCAGTCAACACACCTGGTTATCCCTGTGCTAGAGTCTACATCTATAAGTTCTTTTAAAGATGTTGGTACTCTATCTATTTTCTTTAACTTTATTCCCATTAGTTTTTTCTAACTTGAGCTTGTATTCTAAGGTGTGTCTTCTCCTGCTCTGCAGCCATGATAGCCATTATCCCTCTGAGTTCTTCATACGAGAATTGGCAGACGAACTTCTCATCCTCATCTAGAAACTGCACAACTTTATCATCTATGTAAACTAGCATATAACTTAGGTTCTCATCCCCTTCAGTAAATGGGGGTTGATATAGCCCTGCTTTAATGTTAGTTGCCATTTCTAAAAATTTAGATAAAGGTAAGGATAATTTCCCAATTGGGCACACCTATCCCCTTAGAGATTTTTTTGTTTAAAATTGATTTTCAGTTCTGCCGTCTTTAGCCTTCGGTGGGACATTTCTTTCAGCCTATAGTCTTGATCCACCCCAGAACCTTATGTCAATTCCATTTCAGCAACTATCGGGGACAACTTTCATACTCTATGTAATTGAGAATGAGTATGATAGAACCCAACGTCTGACCCCCTACTTACCTTTGGCCCTCAGGGGTGATCATCCAAAGTGGATGGTTGCTATCTGCAAATGTAACAAATTAACCTTGCCCTCTAGAAACTTTTTTGTAAAGTTTTGAACTTTTTAGTTTTGAGAACTTCTTCTTAGAATGTACCCCTGGTCTCTTTCTTCTAGGGTTTGGACTGAATGAATTCGACGTACCTGCTTTAATCTTAGACATTTTACTAGTTTGTTTCGTTTCTTATTTATCCCAAAGTTAGTATAAAATGGAATTGGATTTAGTATCTTCGTGCCTCTAATTAAATCTTAAAAATTTTAAATCACATGTTCCCAATTTCATCAACCAACGAAGAGAAAGTTCTCGTATCTATTAACCCAACAACTGCTGCTGGTAACCCTGCAACTGTTGACGGAATTCCTGTATGGACTGTAGTATCAGGTGATTGCACTCTCGAGCCTTCTGCTGATGGCTTGTCTTGCTACATCATCTCTGGTCAACCTAACGTAGCTAACCTCATCGAAGTATCTGCTGATGCTGATCTCGATGCTGAGGAAGTTCGTACTATTACTGAGACTATTGTTTACACTGTAGTTGCTGCTGAAGCTCAAGCTCTCGGTATTGTATCTGCTGTTGAACCTAAATAACATTAAGCCATGAATCTTAATGTATACTTCGACAATGCAGCTGTTTACAACTTTGAAAAACTCGACGTTAGTGTTGGGGAGAAATTCAAGGTAGAAGCAGTTAATGCTCCTAATGGAGTTGCATGGTTCTTTGATAATGACCCAGTCGTAGAGGCTGAGACTATGGAGAATCAAGCAATCATTACGGCAGCTAAAGAGGGGATTACTAACGTACTATTTGTAGTTAACAATAGTCAAGTTATCCACAAGTTTACTATTAACGTAGTAAATCCCGTAAATTTGAACCCTGTAGTTCTAAACGTAGAGCTAAAATAAATCCGTCTTAACCCTAAGAACTAGCCTCAAGCAATTGGGGCTTTTTCTTTTTATTAAAACCACACTATAGTGTGAATCTAGCTGTATCCTGTATCTGATAAGGAGTTTATTACCCTTAAACCACATTATACTGTAACAAATCTGTGAAAAATTTGTTACAAAAATTTTTTATTGGGGAAATTTTTTGAGAGTGAGATCCTACGTATTCAATGACCCCCGCTAAGTTGTGGTGGATAAGTATATCCGCCATAATAATTTATTCGTAAACTTCATAAATTCAAACACAATGGCTAAAAAAGCACAAGTTCAAGAGCAGAGCAACATGGTTGCAGCTGCTTCCGCATCACTTTGTCTAAAGACTGGTACCCTAAAGGGCATCATTCTTTCAACTCGTGAGTTAATTAGTGACGACGATGAAATCGATGTCATTAACGGTGAAATTATGTTTGTTGGATTTAAATCAATCCAAAAACAATTTGAAACAGACGATATGGTTCGATTTGTTCATGTCGACCATCCTAAGTTCGACAAGATTCTTGCTGCTGCAAAAGCAAAAGGAATCATTAAAAACGAACAGAAGTAATCATTCGTTTAAAAAGGGTGGACATTCGTCCCCCTTTTTTTTGTTTATTTTTTATGTCGATACTCGTTACTACGATAGTTACTAATAAATTATTATGTGTGTTGGAGAGATTGATTGCCAATACTCTCACATCCATTAAGTGTGGTATCATACTAATCAACCAAATGATTATATACTATGATATCACACTTTAACTTCTTGTGTCTAATTAACAGAGACACAGATAAGGTCTGACTGTAACCTATAGCAATACAGTTACTACTATATAACAGGGTGATGACCAACATCAATACAACTACAGTGCAAGGCAGCAATCCTTGTCGCAACTAGTAAGACTAAACAATAATGTCTTACACAGCACCTAAGCATGTGTATAAACTGCTTATCTAATTAGTCAGATACATACTGACTCTAATAAAAGATACGGTTACTACCCTAACATACGGTGCCGCAGTAAATAGTATGTTAACTTTATAGTATCGTTACTCTTCCTTTAACCGAGTATCTATCCAGTAAGCTGCTGGCGTTTGTGGGTGTCCAGATAACCCTCAATATTTAATGCACCATAACTATCTTCCCAAGGGATAGCAGTTGTAATAAAAGTAGTAACCTGAGATAATATCAACAAGGATAAGTGGAGACAACCACATTTAAAACTATTACAACTGAGTGCAGAGGGGATATTAAACTTGTAATCAATAACTTAAATCATATCAACATCATGAAACACACATTTAGTTTCTTATTCAAGATGGTGCAACTTGCACTGATTACCTGCATTACATATGTCTTACCAGCTGTAATGCACTGTTTGATTACTCTTAACTTAGGTCATTACCTCAATGATATACAATCTGTTGTATACTGTGGAGTAATGTCATTCGTATCTCTTATGGTTACTATATTCTACATAGTTGTAGTGTCTGAGCAATTAGAATCTCAACGATAATACTATCACACTATGAAAGAGAATAGACATAAGTTTGCTGAAGATATAACAGCCTTTGCTCTGTTTATCCTTGGCATTATCCTGATGGTAATCTTCATGACTAGTTGTTCATCAACTAAGCATAGTTATCATCAAGATCATCTAAGAACAACCCATCATAACAACTTCATATCCAAGGATAATGGAGGATGTGGATGGGATAGATAAGGACTTTAACTATTGGACTTCATACAATAGTAGCTTAACGGTGAGGCTTAAACCGTTACTTTTATTTGCAATCATTAACTAACACATATAAAATCATGACAAAAGAAGAATTAATCAACGATGACCACGATGGTCTCAACATCCCTGAAACTATAAATGAGCAATGGTTTCTTGACATGCTTAATGAATCTGAATTAGCACCTGAGGAATACTATGAACGTAGTGCTGTCCCAGAATACATCATTGCATCTACTAGCTATGATGCTGATGAAACATATGTATTCGAAGCTAATGCTGATGGTAGCATCTTATCTTTCGATGAGTATGGTGGATTAGCAGAAAGATGGGGTGACCACAAGTGGTATGACGCTGAAGCTGCGGTTAAATCATGCATGCCACATACATATCATTTGATATCTGTTAAAGGCAATCATGCTTTATTCAAATTAGTTGAACCTGATGAGTATACTCATTTCGATGGGGATGAATCAGATAGAATCAGTTACTAACATGAACACACTTACTTACACCAAAAGAGTTGAGATAGAAACAACTATACCGTTTCCTATCATCACATTTGTTGCTGAAAAAGTGCGAGTTAGTACAGGAGATAGCTCATGGTTTGACATGGGCTATACTCCTAGACTCGATGGGCTCACATTAAATGAGTACAGAAAACTACATAGAGCATTCGGTAGTGATGTCGAAAAAGCTTTGGAAGAATATGTAAAGACTACATTCAACCTCAACTATGGATGGGGTTGTGTAGATCATTACGTTTATTCAGCTAAACAGTTAGGTATGCCTGAGCTATCTAAAGTTGATCCAAAGTTTAACGATGATCATGCTGATCTAGTTAGAATGTTTAAAGGGGCTTAGTCCCCTTTTACTAATGCAGCCAGTGTAACAACTGAAGGTCACAAGCCCTTTAATGCAGAGTGGTAAAATCAATTCATTCATTTAATTTTTATTTAAAATCATCAAAATCATGATGAAAAACACAATCAACAGTGGCTCGTTGCAAGGATTGCAAGCGGGTCAAACTCTCCTCCTCCAAGCTCGTAAAGTTAACGGGGGTAAAATCCAATTGGAATTTGCTGAGATTGTCAAAACACAATCTAATGCAGCAAACCCATTGGCTTTGTTTAACAAGAGCGACGACCGTTTCTCACAAGGGAATGGTGCTCGTCGTGCATGGCTAACTGCTGAAGCTAAGGATGCTTCAATCTACCTCAACATCAACCTTATGGATGATGCTGATTGGGATGTTGACCAGATGGGACGTGAGATCCTGCCTCTTAACATCATCAATCCAATTGCTGTTATCAATGGCGAAGCATTCCCATTGAAGGTGCAAGTTGAAGAGACTGTTACTCCTACTGAGTGGCAGGCTAGCAACATCGAGACTGCGGCTAAGCGTCGTGGTAAAGATGGAGACTTCATCACTCACCAAGGTATGTATATCTTTGCTAACACTCGTGTAGTGTTTAACAAAGCTACTCACATCTTCCTTGAGGCTGATGCAGCTAAGACAAATGTATCTGCTGGTATTCCTGCTGGTGGTTCATTTGACTCATCACCATTCTTTAGCTAAGGCTAACTAATGGTAAACCAAGTAGCTCAACTGGTAGAGCATAACGAGTTTTTGTTTTAGAAGTACTGTTCTCGTTAAGATATGGGTTCGAATCCCATCTTGGTTTCAATAATCCCGTCATTGTGTACTTACGAATAACCATTGGATAGACTATAGCAGGTTTGGGATTGCCTGCTGTCTATTCTGTGGGATATAATAAGAAAAAAACGGGAACACTGTCCGTTTGTTACTAGTTACGAAACAATTTAAATTTAATATATACAATGAGTAGAATGAAATTCGTATTTGACTTGATGGAGTCTGGGACTTATCAAGCGTTTGAACTACAGGCTATGATAGCAGCTGAACGTGGAGAAAAGATCTTCCAGTTTGGTAATGCTACGTATGATCTAGAGTTTGCAGCCAATGTGATGGCGTACATTTACCACAAAATTGCAGAACAACATGAGCAACAGCATTTACTACATCAGCAAGAACAGCAGCCTGATTCCGAGTAACTTCAACACATCAACAATCGAAGAAGCGGTTGAGTTTCTACTAACTAAGCAAGTCTTAGGGGTAGATACAGAGACCGAAGGATTTGATTTCACATGTAAGAAGTTGTTAATGCTTCAGATTGGAGACTCAGAGCGTCAGTATGTAATTGATTGTAGAGATCTAACTTACATGGATCAGGTGCAACTAACTAGGGTATTGAACAATGAGGATATCGTTAAGATATTTCACAATGCAAAGTTCGATTACAAGTTTATTAAGCACTATCTGCATATAGATACTGTAAACATTCATGATACATATCTATGTGAGAAGATTCTACACTGTGGTAAAACTGATTACGGATTTGGATTAGCTAAACTTGTCAACAGGTATCTAGGCAAGGAACTAGATAAGTCTGTACGTAACAGGTTTACACAAACATCTTCAAGTCCATTCACTGATGATCAGATTGTCTATGGTGCTAAGGATGTAGAGTATCTAATAGATATCTATTTCCAACAGGTAGACTTGCTTAAGTTACAGAACCTATCTAATGTGGCTAGCCTGGAGAACTATGCAGTCATTGTATTCTCTGAGATTGAATACAACGGGCTAGAGATTAACCTCGAAGCTTGGAAGAAGTTAGCTGATAGAAACAAACAAGAGAGTTTAGTTCTAGCTAATCAATTAGACAAGCTTCTGTTATCCTATCCAGAGTTCAATCAGTACAAGGCTAAGAAACAGCTAGACTTATTCCTTGCTGAGGAAGAGATTAAGGATTCAACAGTGAATTGGGATAGCCCAAGTCAAACACTAAAGATATTCCAGACTCTATTCCCTAAGATTGAGGATGTGAATGGTAAGAAGCTAGCTCCTTATAGGTATAAGCATCCACTGATTGATGAGTACATTAAGTATAAGGAGAAGAGCAAACTAGCATCAGCATTCGGGACTAACTTCGATAGCTATATTAGCTGTGATGGTAAGGTGCATACTAACTTTCAACAGATACTAGACACAGGTCGTGTCTCATCTAGTGAACCTAATATGCAGCAGATCCCAGCAACTAATGAGTATCGTAACTGTTTCGTTGCTCCACATGGATGGGTGTTTGTATCCTCTGACTACTCAAGCCAAGAGTTGAATGTAATTGCTTATGGGTCTGGAGATCCTGTGTTCTTGAAAGCTCTCAGAAACAATGAAGACTTACACTCAGTATGTGCTGAGTTAGTATTTGGACAGGTATGGCATGCTGCAGCCGAGTCAGATTGTGCATTCTACTTAAGTAATCAGAAGTGTGAGTGTAAGGAACACAAGAAACTTAGGACACAGGTTAAGACAATCAACTTTGGATTGGCTTATGGAATGGGGCCTAAGAAATTATCTGAGACTATTAACTCTACACTTAGTGAAGCAAAAGATTTGATTGATAAGTATTTCAAAGCCTTCCCAACTATTAAGAAGTTTCTTAATGATCAGGGAGAATTTGGAAAGAGGTACGGCTATGTCACAACCTTTCATCCTTTTTATAGGAAGAGATGGTTTGATAGCTGGACCCCTAAAATGTATGGGGATAGAGACAGCTTTATGGAGCTGGGTTCTATCGAAAGAGCCTCTAAGAATACCCCAATTCAGGGTAGTTCAGCTGATATGA